TATACATTTGTCAGGCGGTGACGGAAAAACCTACGAGTTATTTACGTCTGACCTGGTGGTATATCCGGCAGGCGGGTATAGTCCGGGAACACCGCCGTTCGTTGGTGCAGGCGTGGAACCCTATACATGTGGCCATTTAACACGTGTTTGTATGGGTTCAGCTGTGATTACGCCAAAAATGGTTGGCTCGTGGGCGGGGCTTAACTCCGCCCCTCTGACACACCCCTTTGACGGTGCAGATGGCGCGCTACTTCACAACGCATTTAATAACCAGAAGCACACTTTTCGTCAAAACTGGGCGACCTCAACAAGTGTGACCCCCAAGGTTGTTGACGTACCATCGCTTATGACTGTTGCGGTAGACTGCCGTCCTGACACTCATCCACCATACTCACTGTCAATGTCGCAAGGTCTTCTTAGTAACAGGCACATGGTTGGTGATATTGGGTGGGATGTGAGGCAAACAGTCTATGACCTTGGGCAGACAGCGTGCGCAACTGAGGCTGTGGACAAGTCAAAAAGTGCCACAGTGCTACTGTCACCCCCTAATTGGTGGCGTAGGGGCACAACGGTCATTGTAAATAATGTAAAAGTTAGTATTGTCACAGACGCTTACAACAATTTTTACTTTTTTAAGACTGACACTGTACCCGTTGATCCTAACCTCACACTCCTTACAACGTCAGGGTACATCACATTCGTTCCGCCAACTGACTGCGTAGTGGTTTCGCAAGCCAGCTATATGCCAATTGGCAGCGCATTGGCGACATCTGCCACCCAATTAACTGCGCCATACGGTTCAGGTTCATACAGCTCACCGGGGTGGACAATTCTGCAATCCGCCGCAGCTGACACGTCCACCTATACACCTAATACAAGCATCCCAGGCGGAGACGCTTGGGCGTCTACCGCTCCGCAAAGCGCGCAGTATCAACAGAACCAGGTGCTGTGGAATTTTCGGAGTGACGGTTTACGTGCAGTCGGGATTGTTGGCTATGACAGGGGTGTTCGCAATATATTGGTGAGAGAGCAGGTTGCACCAGGCACTGGAAACTACGGTTCGGGATCGTACAATTTACATATTGAAGCAGTGAGGGCAGCTAGATATCCTATCAATGGGATGATGGACACGCATGTCCCCGACACTATTCGCGGACTATTTGACACAAATTTAGGATTTAGCGATGCGCACACATTCACCCCTGCCCTGCTTGAGCTCAGTATAACAATGGGTGTTTCGCCGGAAGGCGTGCTGTCGGCAAGCGTGGCGGTTAACAATTTTGATACAGGCGCGTGGTATGTAAACGCCGACTACGCATACAAGCACCCTGCGTTAGAAAACTTGGGGGTTAGTGGTGGGGATTTAATTACAGGGTCGATTGATACATATAACACCACGTCAACGGAACCTCATTCGCAAAAAGTGGCGTGGCCAGATAATGCTCATACAGTTAGTGTGTATCGTGTGAAAACTGGTGGCGAGGCGATTATAAGTTTTGCGTGTAGTTCCGGGTACAGCTTGTACGATAATAGTGTGCTAGGGGATTCCTATGGGGCCGCTGGGGTATACGGTGGAATAGGGGTTGTTTACAACGACAAGTGCGCGAGTGTGCCAACGGTCCCTTACCCTATAGCATTTGACGGATCAGCACTGGACGTGCATGTTCACGGTGGGATAAACCTATTGCCGGAGGGCTACTACGAGTCTTGCTATATCAGGCGTAAGCCCTGCGCTGAAGACCCTAATGGCTGCTACGAGTATAGTTGCAGCCACCCATTTAGCGCCATACGAACAGATACGCATTACGTTGATAGCACGTGGTATCAATATGCGTCAGAAACTGCCTACCCAAATAGCGTGGCTTCAACTGTAAATGGGTGCGATTTACGATCACTGTCAATGGTTGTTTTAACTAATGTTAAACCGACGCCAACTAAGCCCGAATGGAAGGGGCTTGTCGTATTTGAGCACGGTAAGATTGTTGAGATGCAAGGTAGGGGTAATGACGATTTTTCCTATGCAAGCGCATGCTGGATACCGTCTAAAAAAATAAGTATGTTTTCGACGACCACGGAAATTGCAGCCGAATTTGCTACGTTAAACATAGTCGTCCCTGACTACCTAGTTGATTTTCGCGGGGCGCAAGTTCTTGGGCCGAATTTGTACAGTGTAGCCCACCAAACACTTGCATATGGCTATGGTGATTTAGAGAGTTATGGGGGTTTGGGCGAGACGCAACTATCAACCAATCCAGAAGGCGGGATAGCGATTTGCTACAGCGGGCCGTGCGGAACATATGATAAAATTACATATTCATGCCTCTTTGAAGATAGGCTTGTTGTGAGCAAAACTTCGCATCGTAGTATGTTTAATAAAGCGTTCAAACAGAATAGGGCGTATAGTGAATACGGCAGCTCGGCGGCTGCTTACGGCTTTGGGTCATTTAGCATGTCTGGTGGGTGGCTGTAATGCGAGGATCGTATGGACATATTTGATGCAGCGGTAACTAGCTCGGCCAGTGTGCCTGATGCGTATCTGCTCACTACAGGTCACGCCACAGCGTCATTGTCACTGACAACAGCCTTTGTGCTTGAATCTAGCGTTACGTTGCGCGATCCTGACGGATTTATCGGAACTGCCCCATCAGCTTTTATTACTGCCAACTCAGGCGGATATGTTTCAGCAAAACTACCAGCCTGCGAACTTGTTGCTTCAGGGACGGTATTAGCTGTCGGCAGGGTGGACGCCAAACTCCCCGCGTGCCAACTCATCTCATCGGGGCACTTAGGCTCTGTCGGGCGAGCAAGCCTAGTTGCACCGTCAGTAGGCGTGCTTTCACTTGGTGGAGCCACTTCAAATTTAGCCACAACTGGTAGATACACTGTCATTGCTGGTGCAGTAACCGGCGGAGTAGCGACAGTCACCTTAATCCTAACCGGGGCTTACGGTGTATCAGCGGCGGTGTCATTAGAAAACTATGGTTCAGCGCTCCTGACATCACCGTCATTGGTTGCCGCACCATCAGGTCAGGCTTGGCTGGTAGCACCTAGATTTACATTGTCAGCATCTGGCGGTGAAGTCATCGTACTTGCATACGAAGCCTACGCCATCAACCTGACGACAGGCGCAGTGAGCCACTACACTAACTACCCATTTGACAATATCTTACGCTTCGGAAACAAGTATTACGGCGTGAAGTCGGACGGCCTGTTCGAGATTGGCGGGGCGGTTGACCTGACGCTTCCCATTGAGGCTCACGTCAAGACCTTCATGACCGATTTTGGTAGCAAGAACCAGAAGCGCTTACCCTATGTATACGTATCTGGTCGCAGCGACGGAGGCGTTATAATCGGCGTTACGGCTGATGAAGGTGACACGTATGAGTATGAGTCTGACTGGGGCGAGGTGGCAGGCAGTGCCAACCACAGGACGACCGTTGGTAAAGGTATAAGGGGCGTGCACTACAGCCTGGATGTGAAGAATGTCAACGGCGGCTCACTTGAGCTAGATGAAATCACGGCACATGTAGCGCCGACACAGAGGGGCGTCTAATGAGTATTGCTACCACCATAATTGATTCCGCGATGAACAACGCAAGTAATCTCAGCAGTGCAGCCACATCTGCACTTGGGACTGCGTTAAGTAGTCTTAAATCACCAATGACCGTCGGGTACGGTACACTTACCGTAACTAACCCTGGTGCAAGTTTCTCAATCGGCTCAGCTCCTGCGTACACAGGGCTTCATTACGAAGCTCCGGCACAAACATTTGGGGCAGCTCCAGTTATGGAGTTGGTTCCTCCATCAGAGTATGGGGAGCCGCCCGTATTGAGTGCGGTTAATCCTGGGTTTAGCACTCCGATTATACCAGCCGAGCTGCACCAGCTTGACGCCACCAAGCCAACGCTTGATAGCCTGTATGTTCCACCTGCACCGGATGCGCTGTATGAACTCAACCTCATTCCGCCAACTTTGACAAACATCACAGTCCCACCCGCCCCAACAGTAGATTTACCTGAGTTCATGGCGGCTACACCTGATACCACCGTTCTAGCTCCGTCAGATTTTGCTGAGAAATTCGCAGCTGATTACGCTGACATGTCGGTGAGTATGCGCAACGCGCTGGATGGGGCGATGGATGCGCACCTACTGCAGATTAACCCTGAGTACCACAAGCAGATGGCCGCTCTTGAAGCCAAGCTGTCAACATACATGTCTGGCGGTACAGCTTTACCAGTAGAGGTTGAGCAGGCAATCTACAACCGGGCACGTGACAAGATCAACGGCGAATACCTGAAAGCGCGTGATCAGATCATGAAGGATGGCGCAAGCAGGGGGTTCACTATCCCAGGCGGCGCACAGTACAGCGCTCTCGCTCAGTCCAGGCAATCCGCTGCAGATAATAATGCTCGCGCAGCTATGGACATTGCAATTAAACAGGCTGAGATGGAGCAAACCAATATCCAGTTCGCCATTACCCAGTCAGCCAACTTGAGGACTGCTGTGATGCAGGCAATGGTGAGCTGGTTTAGTAATCTTATCCAACTCAATGGGCAGAGCATTGAATATGCAAAATCCGTTTTACAGGCGGCGATTGCCCTGTATGAAACGATGGTTAAAATAGCTGTAGCGCGAATCGAGATTTACAAAGCTGAGGCTCAAGTATACGAAATTCGCCTGAAGGCTGTGCTGGCTGTGTACGACGTGTACCTTGCGGAAGTCAAGGCGCTTGAGGCGCAGGTTAACATTGACCGCGCTAGAGTTGATGCTTTCAGCGCGCAGGCTAACGCTTACGCTGCCCTCGCTAACGCATATAAGGCTGTGATTGACGGTGTAGCTGCCAAAGCTAACATCGAAAAGTTGAAGGTTGATATTTTCCATGCTGAGGTACAGGCGTTCTCAGCTGAGGTTGGTGCGAAGCAGGCTGAGTGGCAAGGCTTCACTGCTCAAGTTCAAGGTGAGACTGCCAAGTTAGGCGCATACGAGACTGAAGTGAAAGCGTACAGCACTGAGGTGCAAGCGTACGCCACACAGATTCAAGCGTACAAGACCGAAGTAGAAGCCGTTACTGCCAAGAACGAAGGCGCATACAGAACCTACGGGGCGGCAGTGCAGGCCTACACAGCACTGGTCGGAGGTGCGAGTGAGGCGGTTAAGGCAGAAGTATCAGCATATAGTGCTGAAATACAGGGTTATGTAGCACTAGCCAGTGCGCAGGAGGCAGCTGCCAAATCTAGGGTGGCTGAATATGAGGCCACTGTGCGTAACCAAATAGGGCTCTACAACACAAACGCACATATAGCAGTCGCAACCATGAACGGGTATAACCAGTACATGACCAGCGCGGCGCAAGTAGCGGTTAGCGCTGCTGAGGTGTACGCGTCAATGGCAGGTTCGTCTCTTGCTGGGCTAAACGCGCTTGCTGCGGACATAGATACATCAACAGCTTAACGGGGTACGAATAATGAACAACATCCAGAAAGCATTTAAGAACAAGGGTCTTTACAAGGCAAAAGGGTTGCAAAGTGGGGGGCGCTATGACGGCGGGTTCGTCCCGCCCGTCTACAATACCTTGCGTAAACGTGGCGCTCAGATCGATGCTGCTGTTAACGGATCAGCCCCCCTAGCACCTGTCCAGGTTGCCCCCGCAGCAGCCCAGCGTCCTGATATTTCCACCATGAGCGCTGAGACACAAGCTGCCTTGAGAGGCTCCCCACCCGTTGCACCTGCCCAAGTTGCCACCTGGACGCGTGGTCGTTTGACCCCTCGTGAGCAAGCAGCCCTCTCCCCATCAGATGCAGCCCTGTACCAGAGTTCTGGTTTCCGTGACGGCAAGGTGCCTGACCTGTCAGATCGCGGTGGTGTAATCCCCGGCGTAGACCCTGAGCAGAAAGACAACGTGGATGTGAAGGTGTCGAGCGAGGAAGCTATCCTGCCGCGCAAGTCTACGCACGCGCTTGGTCAGTTGCTCAACCAGACGACAGGTGAGAACCTGCCGGAGTTTATCGAGCGTACGAACGGGAAGGCACCTGCTGGTTTGAGAGCGGGTGGGGGGTATGCCAGTGGGCTATTCGATGGAATCACCCCTGAGAACAAGCCAAAGCTCGGTTGGAACACCCAAGAAGAGTTTGAACAAGACCCGATGGTGCAGGCTGGTATGGGTGCAGGTTCGATTAAAGCTGTTACTTCTGTTGGAAAATCTGCACTTGCTGGGGGGCAGAAACTTGCTTCTGGCGCGTGGGGTAAAGTAAAGAACGCTTTTGCTGGGGTAGGGGACGATGCAGCTACAGCGAGTACAAACAGTGTGAAGCAGGGCTTTAGAAGGGACGCCTCGGGGGTGATTACAAAAAACCCAGGGTTGGCCTCACAACTTCGCACCTCAGTGAATTCCCATCCAGTTATTGCCGGTGGCGCTGCGCTGGCAGCAGGTGGTGGCGCTGCCACATCAATCTATGATGATTTGGGCGGAAGCGCAACCCCCTCTAAAAAAACTGTGGTTCCAGACCAACAAGCTCAGGCGCAGGCTGCTGAGCAGGCCAAACAGGCAGCTACGATGGACCAGGAAGCCTATCAGGCGCTTGGCACCGGTTCCCAAGGTACAGGTGACCTTTACACTGCCGAAGGGCGCGCTGCTATCGGACGTGGTCAGAACAAGTGGCTCGGTGCACAACCAGGCATGGTCGGTGCTGATCTTGCTCAACCCAAGCTCAGCTACCAGCAGGCTGACCAGTTGTCACAGCAGACTGGTGGTAAAGGTGGTTTTGAAGCAGGCCAGCAGCGTCGTCTGCAGTACGGTGACAATGCTGAAATCTATGGCACTTCGAACCGGAAGGATGGAAAGCTGAACAACTTCACGGGCATTGGCGACGGCACGACCTGGGAGCAGCGTAATCCACAAGCTCACCAGGAAGCACTGCAGCGCGCAGCCTCTGAGAAGGCTGGGCTGCAGGCAAGCATCATGGCTCGGGCCAGCTCGGGTGACAAGGGTGATTTCGACTTTGCCATGCGTCAGGCTGCTGGCCTGCCGGGTATGGCCCAGGCGGTGCAGGACGCTCACCAGCAGGCTGGTTTGAAAGCAGCGGCTATGGTCCGCGACCCGGCAGGTGTGTACAAGGAGCAGATGCGTGCGCAGGGACTGGGTGCTGAGCGGCAGGCAGCCGCTCAGCTTGCTCACCAAGACCGCCAGGAGCGCCTGGCTATACAGAAGGGGAATCAGGACATAGCGCGTATGTCTGCCGAGGGTGCTGCGGAGGAACGCAAGGCTGCGCGTGGGGACAAGAAGCTTGAGCAGATGGACAAGCACCTGGAACAGTACGCGCTTGACCCAAAGACTGACAAGGTGGACCCGGACAAGTTCCGTGATGCTCAGAAGTGGGTGGGTATGGCTGCACAGCTCCAGGGTGTAGCCCCTGAGAACCTGTCACGCGAGCAGCTGATGGATGCTATGCACAAGCTTGGGAATAAGGGCAGTAAGAGTTCTAGTGCCCTGTGGGACTTCCTTTCCATGAACCCAGCCCCCGAAGATAGTAGCCCCCAAGATATGGTGATTGTGGGTGACGGCCCTCGTGACTGGCTGCATGGGCGTACTCTCAAGCAGGCTAACGGTAAAATTATCCCTGCATCGAGTAACCAGGGTGGTGGGGGTATGTTATGGGGCAAGACCCCCATAAATAAGTCCCAGGTGATTCTGGATGAACGTGAGCGTGGGGGTAGATAACAACGTGCTATACTCCCGCGCATAGGAGGACACAATGTTAAAACTACTTGCACTGATTACAATGTTCTTGGCCTCACCAGTGATCGCTCAGAACATTGTCTACATTCCAGGGTCCACCACAGCGATCTATGACAAAGACTCCATCGAGCGTAATGGGGATTTTGCCTCAGTGCTTGGTAGTTCCACGGCGATAGAGTCAAAGCATCCTGCAAGGGTTGTTTTCGACTGTGTTCAACCTCGTTTACGTAATGTCGACGGCTGGTTGGTCATCGCAACTCTGCCAGATGACCAAGCCCGCGAAGCCTCATGGCTGCGCAACACAGTGTGCCGATCATGGAAGCACCCCACAAGCTGGTTTAAGTAGGTACTGTGCAGCTAAAGCTGCGCACTTACTTTCGTAATCAACTCCAACAAACTCTGACAGATAGGACTACCACCATGGCCGGACTCTGGGACCAACCAACCTTAACCCGTAAGCCCTTGTGGGCACCTGTCGAAGAGATCGACCCCCAACAGGTCGCAGTGGAGAATACAGGCTCCTTCGGGCGCGGCCTCCACAGCGCCGTAAGTAGCCAGGTCGGCGCAGTCCAGCGCTATGTGGGTGCCAACGACGCCGCTGCTCAGAACCAGGCTGAAGCCGCTCGATGGGCACCTGACGTACAAACCACTGACCAGATCGACGACTTCAGCACGGGTGCCCAGTACGTGGCGGGCCACCTGGGTTCAGCAGCGGCATCCCTCCCTGTCGGCCTGGCCGGTGGTGTAGCAGGGCGGCTGGCTGCAGGTGCTCGTGGTGCGTACCTCGGTGCTACAGCAGCCTACCAGCCCATCATGGCCGGTGGCCACATGCAAGAGCTGGACGTGGCTCAGCCTGGAATGAGCGAGGGTGACAAGCGCCTCCGGGCTACCGGCGTCGGTGCGCTGCAGGCTGGTCTCGAAGGCGTAGGTCCAGCTTGGATGACGAACCGCGTGTTCAAGCCCAGCGCCGTGGTGAAAGCGGGTCTGATGCCTGCTGTGGGCCGTGCCGGGAAGGTGCTGGCCACGGACGCCGCGCTGGAGGGTGCTGGCGCAGCTGGTTCGGACGTGCTGGGCCAGGGCAGCTTGATGCAGCTCGACCCGTCGCTGAAGTACAATCCGCGCCAGACCTTCGAGGCTGGTGTGGGCGAGGCGGTGGGTGGTGCTGGCATGGGTGCAGTGCATGCACCACTGGCCGTGGCGCGCGACTACCTCGACAAAGGTGCTCGCGCAGGCGGCACGCTGGCTGGGCAAGCAGGCCGCGCAGCTATGGACACCGTCGCGCCAGCCGTGGGCCGTGCGTACGACTCTGCTGCGGACCTGATGAAGACCCCTGCAGAGTTCTATACCCAGCACCCTGAGTTCTCCGAGCTGATGAAGGAGCAGGAAGCGCCTGGTGGCATGGACATGGGCGACGTGGTCGGTGTGAACAAGTTCCTCGACGAGGACGGTGCTCGTCGTAGCACGCTGGCCAAGCAGATGGCCCAGCGGATTCTGGACGATGAGTACGCCTCCAACGAGGACAAGCATGCTGCACAGTCCATGCTGGAAACAGACGACGTGGATGCGTGGAAGCCGTTCACGCAAGGCGTCCACCTGCGCCAGAAGAAAGAGCGCGTGGTGGATGCGCTGGGGCGCTTCTCAGCCTACGTGGGTGAGAAGGCTGGTGCTATCAAGAAGAACAGCGAGCTTACACCCCAGGATGTCGAGTTCTTCAAGTCCATGCACAGCGCGCTCTCAGAGCCGACGGGCCTGGGCGCGGAAGAACTGGTCATGCCCCTGTACGCGCTCAAGCAGTACGTGGCTCAAGGCTTCGTGGACAAGGACGGAGCGGTGAACGTGCCGGATTCGTTAATCGAGGCGCTGGATGACCAGACGCTGCCAGCTATCACCAAGGCATTTGAAGTCGCCAACGTGCAGGCGGGGAAAGGTCGCACGTTTGATGTTCCTACCCAGATTCGTCTGAGGGAGATCGCGCAGATCATCAGCGAGAAGCAGAAGTCTCACAAGAGTGCCGCGAACATTGTGCGAGACAACCTTACACCTTCAATGTACGACACGATTTCGCCCGAAGATTTGAACGACATTGCCCACAAGACCCGCGACTACCTGCATAGCGGGAAGGTGGACAAACGTATCGAGATGCAGCTCCACAATTTGTTCGGAGCGAGCAAGGAGCGCTTCGTCAAGCAGATTAGCGATCTGTACAAACCAGGTCTGCCACGCACCTCACGGCTGGGTGACGGTGACGTGCTGGAAGAGGGAGGCAAGACCACGAACTACAGCGACGACACCGGTAGCGACGCTGACCTGTCGGGGGACTGGGACAACCCCCTGAGTGACGACACGGACAAGCCTGCCTACCACTTCGGTGATGAGGCGGGCAACCCGTTCGACATGAGCCTGCCTCATACCGAGGGGCACATCCAGCGCAAAGCAGCTGGCCTGGACGCCTCGCGCTGGGCCACGAAGGACGACCGCGCTACCGGGAAGAAGGTGGTGGATCACTACACCGTTGGCGTAGCACAGCATGCCAACGACACCGGGGACTACACGCTGCTGGACAAGCTCAAGGCTGAGCACAAGGGCAAGAGCAGCAAGTACCTGGACGACCGCTTCAAGGTGATGGTTACGCACGAGAAGAGCATGGGCGAGGGTGCAGAAGGTGTGGACATAGACCCGAGAGAGCTGAAGATACCTCCCACGAAGGGTGGGAAGCCGAACAAGCGCAGCTGGCAGGACGTGACGAAGATTGGTTCGAAGGACGTATCCACTATCGCCAACGGTCGGCTGTACCTCACGCCAGGCAGCCCCGAGAAGATCAACAAGGAAACAGGTGAGGTTACACCAGAGGTGAAGAAGGGTGAGCAGTTCATCACCTCCGCTCACCGGCTGATCGAGAAGATGTGGGAGAAGAAAGGTCGTGGTGCGTTCGACGAAGGTACGAGTGAGCAGACAGGTGCGAAAGACAAGCTCAACATGTTCGCTGCGGGGCTGACGTCGCTGCTGGTGTCTGACGGCTTCCACGGTGAGATGCAGGTGAAGATGCCTGACGGGAAGATGAAGGTCATCAACGGCATGAAAGACCTCCCTGACGACTTCGTTATCTGGCATGGGAAGGATGGTGTGTTGACGCTGGGTGAGGCTCGCGCTGAAGGTTCGAAGAAGGTTCGTAAAGAACGCAGTGGTGAGATGCGCGTGGCGCGGAACGAACAAAAGATCGAGATGATCTTTAGCAGCAAGGCTGGCGCTGATTTGATGTCTCGCGACATGCCTAAGACCATGGTTGCTGAACACGGAAAAGATAAGTGGGCAGTTTATGAAAGTCGCCCCGACGCAGCATGGCGCTTGTCTACGGATGAGTACGGGGACCCTCTGGTGTTTCCTACCAAGGCTGGTGCAGATAAAGCAGTCACCAAGAAGTACGGCGCGGGGAACCAAGCTGTTCTCCCCTACGGTGATAGGGGTGAGTACGGTGTTTATGAGCTAAGGAAGCCGCACGCAGTGGAAGAAGTTTCCACTCTGCCAAACGGTAAACTAGGCTTCTTCCCCAACCAAGCTGCCGGTGAGAAGTGGTTCATGGAGCATGGTAAGCCTGGTCAGACTCTACGCGCTATCGGAAAGAACGGTAAGTGGGCAGTGCTGGAGATGGTTAACCCTGCTGAGGATTATGAGTACGGCAGGGCCACGCGTGCCTCAGAGCGTGGTGAGGGTCGTGGTTCGAGCAAGGGTACGCAGCTAGAAGGTCGTCAACTGAATGTAGACAGCCTGCATCGCACCAAGGAAGCTGCCCAGTCGGCAGCGCCGGATGTGAAGCACGTTTTTGAGAACTCCAAGGAAGCCCAGGACGCACCTGTAGGAAGTGACCGGATCGTCAAGACGAAGGTCATGACACAGGAAGGTCTGGTCGAAGCTTGGGCAGTGATTCGTGATATTGGCCATGCTGTTTCCAGCGGTAAGAACTTCGCTGATAAGGTTGAGACAAAAACAAAAGAAGGTGACGACCTGGTTCGACGCAAGTACGTTCCTGCAAACCAGCTTGATGATGCTGACCAACGTGCTGAAGCTGCCGAGCGCAAGTACCAGGACACCGAGCGCTACGTCGATGAGCTGACGGGTCTACCCCTGCAGGACAAGGACACCCCCAGTGCTGACAGCCGCGTGCGCCTGCTCGACAAGCGTATCACCGAGCTGCGCAAGGACTACAAGGAACTGAACGACAAGATCAAGGAGTACGAAGCTAAGGAGGGGGTCAACGCAGTACGCGAGGGGAACCTCAAGAAGTGGCGCGAGCAGCGCGAGGTGCTGAAGGCTAAGGGGCAGAAGCTGGGTGCTGAACGTACGACTCTGGTCGAAACTATTGCTAATACGGTAGCTGCAGCATTTGACGGCGCAGACTCGACACGCATAGTTGAAAAGATTGATAAGGGTAAAGCTACTGCGAAACCAGCAAGCGCTCTGCGCAAGATTCAAGAAGCCCGCGCAGCGGCAAAACTCGCTGGGAAACCTGCTGAGAAAAAGCCCCCACCTGTCAAGTTCAACCGCGAGTCCACTGACCTCCACAGAACGCTTAACCGGGACGGCTTCCCAGCTACGCACGACAGCCCTATCAAGCACGAGGGTAAGTTTGACTGGCGGTCGCACATTGGCAAGGGCGAGGGGAATTCCTCATACGGTGCAGGGACGTACCTGAGTACAGCGGACGGAGTGCATAAGAGCTACAAGAAGCAGTTTACCGCCTACGCAAGAGATAAAAATTCGCAGATGGAGCGTTTTGTGGGAAACCCTAATGGGGAAGACCCTGGCATGCAAACTACCGCTGGGCTTTTTTATCAGTTGGAAATGTCAGATGTTCCAAACGAAACTTACGTTAATTTAGAGAAAGCATTTAGCGAGTCCATACCTGTAGTTGGGATCGACAACGGCGATAGGCTTAAATATACGTACCTTGATAAATCTCATATGAAGCCGTTTAGTCAGAACAGTATTAGTGAAATAAAATCTTTTAGTGAGGATACAGCAGCCTGGATGACTGAGTTTAACGCTGCTCTATCTGGTATATCTGGTGCGTCACCCACATACCACGTCTCTGTAAACATCAAGCCCGAAGAATTGATGGACTGGGACAAGCCGCTGAGTGAGCAGAGTAAATTTTTTGACCACGCTTTTTATAAAATCTCAGAGGACACTCGCCCCGAATTTGATAAAGAAGTAGTTGACATGGACGATACAACGGGTCTCGACGGGTATGGTATGGGTGAGTTTGGGGAAATCACCAGGCAATCGTTCAATGAATTTTTTATGAATGCTCAGAACGATGCTGTTGGACCAACAGGTAAGATAATTTACGAGGCTTTAACACAAGCCCTCGGCTCCCAAGCCAAAGCCTCAGACTACCTTCAGTCCCTCGGTATCATGGGCCATAAGTACGCTTCCGCCCATGGTAGGAACGATGAGCATCCGAACTATGTCATCTACGACGATAGCCGCATCGAAACCAACTACGTCAGCTTCAACCGCGAAGCCGTAGGCCGCGAAGGCGACAACGCCAAGAACGTCGATGCCATCGAAGCCATCTACAAGCGCATAGGCAAGGAGGTCGATGCAGCCTTCGCCTCGACCAAGACCATAGGCGGCTCTGCTACCTGGTCGCGTGATCCGAAGACTGGCAAAGCCATCATCCGTATAGCCACTGAGGCGCTGGACCCGCTCTCCATGGCTTACCACGAGTCCATGCACGAGTTCTTCCAGCGCCTGCTGGATGATGACCGTGGCCACGCAGCTGGTGTGCTGCAGCAGGCTGCCGACAGCGAGCTGATCATCCGTGCGCTGGAGCGTCACTTCCAGCACGAGCCGGGTGTGCTGGCTGATCTGAAGAAAGACCCTGCCGAGCGCGTAGCCTACATGTACCAGCTCTGGGCAGCGGGGAAGCTCACCGTCGGCCCACAGACCGAGACGATCTTCCGCAAGCTCATTAACATGGTGCGCAAGGTCTTCGGCCTGATGACGGCTGACAAGCAAGCGCTGGAAATCATGATGGAGTTCGACCGGGGCAACATGTCCAACCGCAGCGCGATGGCCCGTGTACTGGATACCCAGGCAGCGCGTGGGAAGTACATCCGTAAAGTCGGCACGGTGATGAAGCCGGTGCTCGACAACGTGGCGGTGTGGGGTGGCTTCGCTGAGAATGCGCTGGTGGAAAGCGGGAACCCTGCGCTGATTCGCATCGGTCAACTGATGAACAACAAGACCGGCTCGCAGAACGCAGACATTGGCTACATCGCCGCGCACATCCAGGCCGAGAACATGTGGATGAATAAGTTCTCCACGGTGTTCCGTAACGGTACGAAAGCCGACGTGGGCATGGCGTTGGACTACCTGCAGAAAGGTGAGCGCCCAGTTGACCCCGTCGTCAGGGGAATCTACGACAACACCAAGGATGTGTTCGAGAAGATGCACACCTACCTCAGTGAGCGTGGTGTGCAGCGCTTCGACGCAGAGAGCAAGAAGTGGGTTCCTATCGCCAAGATCAAGGGCTACTTCCCGGTGTCGTGGGACGCGGCGAAGATCATCAGCGACAGTGGAAAATTCATCAAGATGCTTCACGAGCACCACGCCAAGGAGCTGGGAGCTGTGGCCAAGCAGGCCAACGATGAAGTATCGAAGGGTGGGCACGCTGGGAAGTACACAGCCAGCTGGACGAAGCTGGATACAGCTGACACGAAGCCTGTCACTGCCGACGACGTTGCTGTGGCAATCATGAACCGCATCATTTCTGCTAACGGTCAGGTGGATTTTCAAGAGAACGAAAACGCCCTGGGCTTCTCACCAGTGATGAAGTCTGTGAACCAGCGTACGCTGCACTGGATTGACCAGAGTGTGTTTCACGAGTTCCAGCAGAAGGACATGGCTCGGATCATCTCTAGCTACGTGGGCCAGGCTACCAAGCGTGCTGAGTACAGTCACCGCTTTGGCCCAGATGGTGATGTGTTGCAGACTGCCATGGAAGAAGCGTGGGAATTCGAGATCGACAAGATCATGAAGGACAAGTACAAGGTTGAAGGTGCGGTAGCCAAGGCGAAAGCCACCAACGTCGCTGCATGGCAGGATGAGCTTGGCAAACTTGCGGGTGAAGATGTTGAAAGCAAGGAAATTCTCACTGCCGCAACGAAGAAACTCGAACCGGCGCGTAAGGCAGTCATGGCCATGGAAGGTACGCTCGGTGCCGACATCAGCCCGCTGCTACGCAAGGCCAACGCTTTCTCCATCGTCTATACGAATACTCGCCTGCTGGGCTACTCCCTGTTCGCAAACTTCATCGACCCGCTTGGTATCATGGTCCGTGGTGGTGAAATGAAGGACGCTTACGAAGCTTTCAAGCGTGGTATGAGGGACGTGGTGCGCAACTGGGGTGCTTTGACCGGTCTACGCGAAGCGAAGCCTGGTGATATCGACGAGGCCACGCGAGTGGCTGAGATGATCGGTACGGTAGACAGTGCTGGCTTCATGAATACCATCGGCAGCCTGTATGGTTCCCAGTACCTGCCCGAGTGGGCGCGGAACTGGAACGACAGCTTCTTCCGCTGGAACGGTATGGAGTCTTTCAACAAGGCCATGCGCGTGCAAGCCACACAGGCGGCCATCAGCTTCATCAAGCGTCACTATGAGAAGCCCAACGAGCACTCCGAGCGCTACTGGAAAGAGCTGACGATCAGCCGCGACGATGTGAAGATTGGCGAGGATGGTTCCTTGAACATCGAAAGTCCACAGATACAGCGTGCCATCATGTTGTGGGTGGACGGTGCCATCATGCGTCCGAATGCTGCAATCCGACCAAGCATGTCGAGCGACCCACACTACGCGACGTTCTATCATCTCAAACAGTTTATGTACGCAGCCCAGGCTGTCTTGTTAAAACGTGTGCAGGTGGAGGTGAAGAATGGCAACACTGACCCGCTGATGATTCTCATGGCAGGCTTCGTCCCGACGATGCTGGCTGCCGACGCAGCAAAAGGTCTGCTGCAGGAAGCGATGGGGGCGGGCGCTCCGGCCTGGACCCACGAATCTTTGGGTGGGGTGGTGGTACACGGCGTGCAGCGTGCTGGTTTGCTGGGCGTGGGGCAAATGGGTGTTGACGCGGCAGAGTATGGACCGTCAGGTATTCTCGGGCCGATGGCAGAACAGGTAGCAGATGCTACTACCCAGCCGTTTGGTGAGACAGTGAAGGATGCGGTAGCTGTCGGGCCTTTGCAGATGGCTTTGAAAGGTATGAACTGGGGGTCATAGTTCGGGGCTATTCGCCGTGGTAAGATAATCTCCCCCGTAATGTACAGGAGATTAAAAATGGACTATGCCGAAATGATTCGCCAACGTGACGCTCTTGATAAGCAGATTGCAGAGAAACGCAAGGAGGCTTATCAGGAGTGGTTCAACAAGCTGATGGATGAGGCTGCAGCCCAGGGCTTCACTGTTCAGGAAGTCTACCAAAGCGTTAAACGACGGATGCCTAGAAAATAGTCACTGCCCACTCTAAGCCCACATTTGAAAATAACTCATTGATAATGTGGGTTTGTTTGGAACATGGGATAATCCTATCGTGACTAAGGTTCGTAATAAAAACAAAGACTTAAGTTCATCAGAGTGGTCATCAGATAGGTGAGAGTGGTTAAGAGTGGGCAGCTTTGCCCACATTACTGCCCACATTTAGGGCGGTCAAAGATGGACCCATCATGAGTCAGGATTGACCCTGTGAGTTGTGCTACGCGGTGAGCATCTTCTGCAGAAACTTCTTCTGCTGCAGCGGCCATCGAGGCCATGTACGACATGAACTCTTTCTCCTCATCAGTTGCTCTTTTATCAGCACAGGCTTTAAGCAGAAATTTGTGATCATTCTTTGTGAGCAGCATTTTTAACCCCCTTTATGTTTGAAAACATGGCGACAGCTTTTGCCCCGGCATCCGGGCGATCTTCTGTGATCCATTTTCCATAGACCTTACGAATCATACCCCAGTCGCTGTGACCCATCTGTTGAGCGACCCACATAGGGTCTTCGCCTGCGGTGAGCATCATGCTGGCGTAGGTGTGGCGTGTCTGGTATGGGCGACGGTAGAGCACCCCTGCGCGACGTAAGGCAGGTTTCCACAGGTTGGTGCGGATAGGGAAGTCCCCTTTCCAGCGAGCCAGGTGGAGTGGGTCTTGGAATACTTCCTTACCTGCCACGTAGGTGTACTGTTTCTGTCGTATCAGGGCTTCGAGGGCAAGGGGGAGAAGTTTGACGTCACGGATGCTTCCGCGATTCTTGGGCGGCTCGGGTTGGTCTGACACTTGTGTTTTGACTCTGCGTATGCGGACAATACCTCGTAGCCAGTCGATGTCACCCCAGTCGAGCCCTGCGAGTTCGGAGGTCCGTAAACCTGTCCAGAAGGCAAACTGGACAAGGTTCAGGCTCTGACCCGTAAGCTGGGCCAGAATGACAGCTTGCTCTATGGCGGTGAAGGGTAGGATGTCACTGTCTTCCTTGATGACATCCCTCACGCGATACACCCATCCCTGCATTGGGTTCGTCTGTAGCAACCCGTCTTCAGCAGCGTCGTGCAGTGAACTCCGCAGCACACTTTGCAGGTTGGCCAGGTACTGATTACCTGCGCTGAGTGTTTCCAGCCACGCGCGAATGTCTGCGCGTTTCAGGCTTTGGAGCGGGATGCTGCCTAGTGATTCTGGGATACGGTTGACCAACTTTCTATAGGCGTGCAGGGTGCTGGCTTTGAGTTGTTTTGACCTACTTTTCAACCACTGGTCGAGGTGCTTAGCAAAAGACAGGTCGCTAACTGTTTTGTTACTGAACTGGGGTACTCGCTTGCTGTTCGGAAAGGTGACTGCGTAGTCAAACGTGCCTTTTTCGATAGCGTCGAGGATGACTGCCCGGTGATTCGCCGCTCGCTTTAGATTAGCGGGAGTGGGCTCAAGCTTGAGTGCTTCGCGGCAACGGATGCCCTGATAGGTGAAGGTGATACGGATCGTCGTTGCCGAGAAGGCTTCGACGCCGGTACTGTAGACTCTGCCCATGAGTTATATCCCTCGATGGAAATCAATACGCGACCGTCTGGGGCTCGAATCCAGACTTCATTTTCGAGCCAGACGAAATCGCGTATTTTAGTCTTGATTGCCGCCTCTGTGTAGCCTGTGAATTCTGCGGCTTTTTTGACAGTGATAAAGCGGATCACTCAAACTCCTCCCCGACAATAAGTCCGCGCTCACGCAGACCACGGATGATGCTACTAGGCAGTACCTCAACCCCGTCGTAGTCTATGAGTTCGAGTTCATAACCTTTTCGTTCGAACCACAGACCCCCGCCTGTACCGTTAACCTGATCTTCGAAGAAGCCGTAGGCTGCTGCGGTGTCCACACCTACTTCCCATCGCCCTGATGGTACTAGGAAGCCTATGTTGAAATTGTATTGTTCGGTCATTTTGTTTCCTCTCAACTTATGTATTCAACATCTACTTCACCACATGCCGTGCTGGCACGGGTCAGTTGGTCGCTTAACTCTGTGCCGTATATTTCTGGCCTGTCCCAAAACCCTACCCCGTGTCCGTTGCGAGTCAGCAAGAAGTCGTGCCCTGCCTGCTCAGCACGAGCCTCGTGAATGAGATCACCGTAAGCTCTCCAGAAGTTCGCGCAGTCGTTCAGTGCGATACAATGTGACAGTGCTGTAAGTTCTGCCCCTGTAGCAGGCTGGTCTTTGCCACCTGTTTCAGTGAAGTCAATGGCTTCAAGATAGGCATTGGTAAATCGTTCTTGAGGTGTCATGATTTTTCCTTTCCACACATCGTGCATACGATCCGCCCTGTACAAGGAATCTTTCCCGAGTAGGCAAAGTGGTGATAAACACCTGGGATAGATACTCCAGGTTTCCACAAGGCAAAGGTTCGCGGGCAGAGTTCAGCAGTTATCTTATCCATGATGTAGGCGTTCCTGTTTGATCAAACAGTGCGTCGATAGCATCCCGAAGTTCCCAAACAGCATCATCTGAGCTTGATTGGTATCTATCGTTTGGGGCTATTTCGAGATATTCATACAGCGTTGCCGCTGCGTTAATAACCCTATCTTTTAGAGCATCAGTGTTGTTTGTAGCTGACATTCTTAACCTCCTTGTCCCAGCAAATCCTGCATGTACCACATTTGTTGCCCTGTGCCGGTGCAGGGCAGATGTGTCCCACAGGATCGCGGTGCTTGTGGACGGTGCTAGTATTCCATGGCCACTTACGGGGTTCAGAGTCTATCAGAGTGGAGGACACACGTACAACCAGATTCTGTGGGAAGTGCACCCATGGGTGCTGCTGCACCTGACGCATCAAACTGGCCTCCTGTGTGGGTAGCCAGAACTTCACCTCTGGCAGGGTACGGGCTACAAGCAAGATGTTCAGGAAGTGCGTCATGCTTTGTAGGTCGCCAGAGTCGTGCCATCTGAAATGGAGAGTGTCAGATTCGCGGATCAGATGAACCATGGCTTCTACCCAACGAGGATGGTACAAGTTTACAAGTCGAGCTTGTCGAACAACATCGCCAAAACGGTAGTTGCCTTTCTTTGCATAGCACTTGCTACACACGCTATTGGGCAGCTTGGATAGGTGCTCACCAGCCTTGCAGGCAGATGTTGGCAGGCTGTAGCTGGGGCAGGGCATCTTGGTGGTATGGCTCAGCTTCCCAACGATGGATTCAGCCAGCTTGCTGGTCATTATCTCGTGGATGGGTAGGTCGTTTGGTTTCATGCTGCCGCTCGATTAACCATTACATTCTGCCCGTCTACCCATGCATAGTTCACAGGTTCGTCGGATTCGATAACCCCGAAGTCTTCCGGCACGGTCCAGACCATGAAACGTGCATGGGCTGAAGCATGTGCTTCTTCGCGAGTAGCGAATGCTTGTGCGTTGGTGCAGAGGTCTTTTTCTCCGCGTATTTTGAAACCAGGTTTGAAGCTCATGATTGTTTATCCTTTATGAGTAGGGCAACAGCCCGACCTCGATGGTAAATGGTGTCGAAGTCTTGGGTAGTTTCGTAGCTGCGAGGTGGTAGATTATCAAATCCACGTTGCCAGTCGTTGCGAGCGCCACTGGTGCAAAAAGGGTTAAGGTCTATTCCAAATTCAATATGCCTTCTGTAGTCATCAGCCGCTACTTTAGCCGCCCAAATCTTTACTTCATCAGGTGTGTTGAAGCGCATGTCAAGGCCTCCTATTTGCAACTTCGGGCAACAGCTTCGCCAGATATGTCTATTTCATTTGGTAAAGGGTGCGTCGTTATAAACACAAACCGATGGCATGACTTGCATTGCGCACTGCCTGCGGTTTTGTCGGCGTTTAGCATCCACCTGGACATTTTGTGCCCGCGAAATTCACAGCTTTGTTTTGCTGAGTTTTTTAAGTTTCTTAGGTTTGACATATAAACACCTCAGCTTTTTCAAGTTGGCTGCGTTTCATTCGATAGGGGCCATAACCGTTAGAGTCGAATACTTCCCACGCCCCGGTTTTTAGTTTCCTTTTTAATGAGTATTTTTGGTTTCCGTATTGCACAACCATGCCTGCAGTGAGGTTAGAAGTAGCCTTACGCTTGTTGATTTTCGCCCAGCAGCGATTGCGCCACTCTTGCGCCCACTCGTGACCGTACTGTGTGGTGTCGATAGGGCTGAGCAGTTTCAGAATGGACTCAGGGCAGTTGTTTGCGTTCGGACCTGAGTATTCGTCCATGTCCTTGCGGCACCATTCTCCACCGTGGTGGTATCCACCCGCTCTGTAAAACTTGAGCAGGTATATGGCGCAGATCACCTGCCCGTTAGGTAGCTGAATTGCTGCGTAATATTCGGTGAGTTTGAGTGCGGATTTCAGTACGGTGTAGCCCTCGACCCAGCGGGAATCGAGGAATTCCTTCACGTTAAGCGGTTTGTCGCCACATAGCCATCCCATCAAAGTTCTCCTAAGAATTAGTGCCTGCATCTTGGCTTGCAGGACTAGCGCGTAGCGTGCGCTTCTCCCGGTGTGGGCTATAAGGTAAATTGGAAAAAGCCTCACACCCACACTGACGCTGTTGCCCACCTGCGTCTGGGGCCGAGCCATTGGCGGCTCGGGGAGGAGTGCTCGTTACGCTGCGAGTTTTTCCATCTCAGCTGCAAGTGACCATAACGCCTTGTTCAGCCGGGTGTCTTCGTTGACACTATTGACGGCCTTGCTGGCACGACGCCGACCATTACTGCTGATGGCACGAACTCCACCTTTGATGATGTGCTCCTGCATGACGTTGAAGGTGTTCCACAAGGTCGGGGCCACGTCTGCCTGACGGCGAGGGCGCAGAATCTGGTCAGCTCGTACTGGGAAATTATTGTGTTCGTCAGCATCCCATCGTAGGGGGATGGCTGCTTTAGCGAAAGCAACCCGCTGTTCATTACTCAGAGTTATGCCCTGCCAGCGTTGTGCCGTGTCGATAACTTCGGGCATTTCATTCAGTACGCTGAATACGCCCTCTATGACATCTCCGACATTTCCGCTATGGCGTTGACGAACATTGATCATGTCATTGCCCACTATCATGCCGTTCGAACAGACTAACCGATAGAGTCCAGCAGAGAGTTGGAACGCACTGGTTCCGTCGTGGCTATTGGTGAGGACGACTTCAGGGATTACATCGCCGACCTGGGGTGCCAGCCGAGGTTGGCGAAAGCGGACCGTGTGTTTGGCAAAGCCATGTTTGTCTTCGCTGCGGACCCGGTTTTCCTGAAAGCTGGAAACAATAAAACCTTCGCCGAGTAGTTTCTCGACTACTTCGCTGGTTGGGATGAATTTGTATTTGTCGGACATTCCACCGTAAGGCTCTTCGGCGAAGATGCTGGGTGCTTTGGCACGTAAGTGGTTGAGTACGCTAAGATCAGTCATTTCAGTCTCTCCTGTTCCAGTTTGAGGGGTTCAATAATGGGTAAAATCCACCAGTCAATATCCTCTTCCCAAGCTTCCGCCCATTCAATTGCCAGGGCTGAGTGCGGGAAAGGGCCGATGAGGTGGAAGCCATCGGCAGGGGTGCCACTTACTACTGCGAAGCTCATGGCTCCTCCAGTTCACCGAAGACTTCATTTTCTGTGGCAAGCCCGTCGTTGACTGCTGCGTCCTGAAGTGCATCTATAAGGTGGATGAGTCCATCATAAATGTTCGTGGCTTCTTGGTTATTATTGGCTTCGTTGATACAGTATTCTTTTTGTTCGCGGAGAAGTTTCCAGTTAATATTTTTGATGGTATCGGTAACTGACATATTCATTGGGTTCTCCTTTAGAGAATGTTAGAGTGTTTTAGCATTGAGCGCCCAAGACAGATGGACTTCTCCATCTGGGGAGGTCATCTCAAGCTGGAATTTGTCAAGACGAATGTCTGGGCCGAAGAAATCTCGGATCAGGACATTCATCCCATAAGTTATATCGGCATTGATTAGGGCTGGATCATCTTTCATTTTGGTTTGATCATCACGGTAAATTTGTCCATTTCAATGAGAATCCCATCGTCAAGTTCGGTGATCTTCAGTTCGGATTTTCCGACTTTCCGTTGGGTTGGTTTGATAGGCTCGACCGGCCTGGCATCATCTTGTTGATCCCATATGTACGCGTAGCGAGCAAAACTGTTTGCTTCCTGGGATGGAAAGCGGGTAAGTATTCCGCGTCGCCACATAAATCCGAGGGTATCAGAGAGTTTGTTGGTTGCAACTCTGACGTCTCTGGTATCCCCACTGAAATCATCTAGGGCCTGCTCCCTAATTTCCGAAATTTCCATGAGGTTAGTGCATGTCATGGGGTAGGGTGCTGAACGGAGGTGTTTTTCCAGTAGGGTGTAGATTGTTTTTTCGGAGCGAATACTCATGGGGGTTTCCTTTTTTTTCTGTCCACGATGCTTTTTACTAAAGCTGCAAGCAGGACTGATGTAGAAAGCAGGCGATAAGTGACACTGACCACTTTCGTGGTTTTGATCAGTTGATTTAACATGGTTAGCCTTCTGTGCGCTGTCTAATCCAGGCTGCCAGATCGGCTCGGGATTGTAGCAGAGAGTTAAAAGTACTTACAGAGACTTCGTAGGTGGGAGGTGATACTAGCACTCCGCCAGCAGGGCATCCAACGATGATCGCGACATTGCGACCTTCGGTTTGTCGCTGCTCTAACCAATGTTTTTGTAATTCTGATAGATTAAACTTCACCGTACCACGGGTTGGGTTCCTGGGTATGAATTTGTATTCAACCCATAAGTCCGCCTTGCTCCCACTGTACCACACGTCAGGTATTCCCCCGATGTAGGGATTATTCATTTTGCATTTATAAATCGAAGATGGCAAGTGCTTGTGGACACTTGCCATAAATTGCGTCTCCGGTTTAACTGCCATGAACGATGCGATCTAAGTACCAGACAGCTTTTTGCAAATCTTCATTCCCGCCTTTGAATTCTTCGCGCCATGTGTATTTCAGGGCGTTTCCCTTACAGTACCCACGGAACTCTTCTTCCGTGAGAGCTGCCTGGATAGCGTCGATACATTCGATTTCTCCGCTAGTATAGTGCGAAGGGTGGTTGACAGCGTCATGCTGATTGGCTGTTTTACCAGTGGGGATTACCTGTACTGCTTTTGCCGAGGCCATGATGTCCTTTCTTTGAAGGTTATGCTGCTAGAAGTGCCGGTTACGGTTCCGGCGAACGTGCGCTGTGCACATCCCGTTCTTCACGAGTGGCTTTATGCTGCAGGCGCAGTCATTTTAGCCAGTTTGGATTCCAGACCTACCAAGTGTTTCAGAGTGGTGGCCTGATCTTTGCCAAGCTGCTTCATAAAGGCAGCGTGTTCTTTAAGGGCTGCTTTTTCACGGGCTGTGTTGTTTTTCTGAATTTCTTTAGCTTCCTTGATACTGGCTTTGACTTCTGCCAGAGCTGCTTTCTTTTCTTCTTTACTCAGTACTACAGATTGTGGGCGTGCCATGTTTAACTACTCCTTGGTTAATGTTGCTTGGTAATGTTTTCGTGCTTTGGTTTGAAGAAGGGCGACGACATGCTTGCGCCGTCGGCTTCCAAGTTCAAGTTTCAGTGCGGCAAGAACCTCCTCTTCCGTAAGCAGGTCAATATTCTGACGGAGCTTACGGACAGAGGTCAGAGCTTCGTTGACCAACCAGTTCATGCAGCCCTGCGTGCGGGTGCTTTACCCTTAGCTTTAGGCGCCGCCTTCTCGAAATTCGAGACATCAGGCTCCTGCAGCAGGCGAGTCATTGCTTCGTCTTTGCGCCCCCAGGCTGCAGCCAGTTGTTCTTGGGTGCAAGGGATGGGGTTGCTGAAGCGCAACGAGCTGTACTTCACGTTCGGATCGAAGTTGATGGTTGTGATAACGCCACGCGGTGGGCGCTGAAAGCTGCGGGCTACGCTTGCCACGTAATTGTCGAAACTTTTCAGTGCGGTTGGTGTGACATTCAAAACCATTAACGGTGCATCGAAATCATCGGGTGCCATTACTGCCAGGAAGCGTTCATTCTTACAAGCTTTGCCTGCGCCTGCAGTAGCACTGTTCCATTGATTGGCCCAGCAAGCCGTGCAGGAGTCGCATTGTTTGTCGGGGCTGTTATCGCTTGGCACCATACCAATTGCTTCATTACTGATGGCAAAGCAGTTTGGTGGTACAGTGGTTTTTGGGTCCCAGGGTTTGTCGTAGTACTTGTTAGTACTGACGAACTCCACGATGATGACGCTCAGTTCTTCTGCGCTATCTCCGTTTGGCAAGGTGAACAGTTTTTCATCCGCCTTGATCTTGTCACCACCATGTGTCTGTAGGCGATTTTTGAACCCCTCTACTTCAGCTGCCATCTGTGCGTTGAAATCAACAGGCAAGTTGTTTTTTGCCTTTGCTACTTCTGTACTTTTGGATGTCGCCATCTTGTTTAACTCCTTCTATCAGATTATTTCAGAGACTAAGAGACTTTGTATATAGGGGATTCCCCTATACAGAACCTATAGCGTGCGCAGGTTCAGATTGCGCTTGGTGAACGGCACCAAGCCCGGTACTTTGCCCTTGAGTTCCAGAATTTCACGGAACGCAGTGGCAGAGATTTTGTTTTCCAGCAGGTGCCAGTAGCCGGTTTTCTTGATGTAGGCATGGAGTTTGTCATGGGCTTCAGGGTCGTTGCCGTCGAACTGGCCGACAGTGACTTCGGTAATGCTGACGCGGGCTTTACGGCCTTCGCCTTTACGGGTTTTTTCCTTGTCCATGCGCTCGATGATCTGGCTCTGAAGGATGTTGAACGCAGCCTCGACGAGTTTGGTCTTGGCTGCCAGGGCTCGTTTTTCTTCGCGCAGGTCGTTGAGGGTGTCGATCATGCTGCCAAGGGGCTGTGCCTGGGGCTTCAGAGCGACGACTTTAGGTTTCAGGATGGCGTTCATGGTGTTTCCTAAAAATATATTTGATACAGCAGTGCAACTAGGCTTGTTCGGTGTGGACACCTTGGGAATCACCCCTACCCGCCACTCCGTTTGGGTTCGTGAAGTTATCTGTTGGCAGGTTGATGGCCTGCTACTTATTACCTACCGTGACCCACCTTGCTCCACTAAGGCCTGCTCCTTCCAAGCCTAGTTGCACTGCTGTATCAATTTGTTTAACAGATTGTATCAGAGTCTCTGACAGAACACTACAGAGAGTTGAGTAATTTAATGGCATGCTGTGCTTGATAAATCGCATCGTCCAGGGCGTTATGGTGAACCCCAATACGTGCGTATTCGATGTCAGGTCGAAGGTTCTTCAGAGTGCGGTAGCAACGGTCTGCACTGTATCGCCAGGGTTGTTTTATGCCTGCCAGGCGATAGGCGTTGGTTAGGATGACGTTGTCGAAAGTTGCTCCGTTGCCCCATAGGGGGGTTCGTTCATCTGGATACCAGTCAGCGAATTCTTCAAGTGCAGCTCTGATAGGTTCTCCTTTTTCTTTGAAGGCTTCTTTTGCTTTTACATCCTGCTGCATCCACCACATTACTGTGTCTGCATCGATTTCCAGACCTAGTTCTACGCTGCTTTGCGCATTAACCGTCATGTAGAATGTACGCCCAAGCCGTTTGGTTTCAGGGTCGAACTCAACAGCACCAATTGAGATGATCGCTGCTTTATTCCCACTACCCAGTGTTTCCAGGTCAATCATTACGTTGCTCATAAAATTCCTCGGTTAAAAGATTCAAAGTACAACGCGTTTGCCTTTTACGTCCCCGAAGCGTTGTCTCAATAGACGTGATGCTGGTGCTACTTTGAATAGGTGACGCCCATATCCTTGAGCATTGAAATTGTTTCCCTGATGTACCAGTCATAGTCCAGATCATTTGGTAATTTATCGAGCAAGGTCATGCAGAGCTTGGCCCCTTCGGTTTTTGGGACCTGATTGCCACTTTCTACATAAGTGATAGCAGGCAGTTTTTTTGTTGCCATGTACCATCTGGCCACGCGACCGAAAGGTGTTCCCCCTACACCGATTTCGTAGGGTGCTGGGCGAGACTTGCGTTTGACTGTTTTTCCATTGGCCTGCCAAACCCGATCTGAAGTTTCCACCCAGTCGTCACGCAATTCTGTACGAAGGTGTTGGACTCCTCCACCTTTGACATTGCGTACTGCGACGAAATCTTTTATATCGTCGTAATTCTCAATGTGTAATTTACCAAATTGCAAGTAGTCTGTGGCCATGTTTGAGCAGACTTCCATTGTTGGGTTCTTCATTTCATGTACACCGGACTTGGCGTACAGGCCTTTACGCTTGGCCTTACCCGATGTGGTAATAGCAATATAGTTGTTCACGTCTTTCATAGCGATGAGTTTGTAAGGTGTTTCCTCGTACTCAAAGCCGGTGATTTTTACATTGTCTGAGAATACCTTGAGCACTGCCTCACGGGCTTCTGGGCTATGCCCTACGGTGATGCCGTCCGTGTTGGCTGAATAGACGGTTACGCCTTTGATGCGTTCGAGCTTGTCAATCAGGATTAGCAGGTTGAGCTGTCCTGTGATGGCCACTCCAAGCATCATGTCTGGTGAGTAGAATACAGAGTAGATGCTGCCTAGCTTGCCATAGCTTCCGTTCAGAACAATCTTAAGTGTATCTGCTACGGTTTTGTCCCCAGAGTGTTTGGCTTCCAGACGCTGTTCGTAAATCTCTTTGTAGGTTTCAAGGAATTGCAGTCCCAGGTCGCCTGGAAGACGTGGTATCAATCCACACTTCATCATGATATTAGGGTAGTAACTGGCTACGTCAAAGTCGCTGATCAAGAGTGTGTCAGAGGCTTGGACGTGCAGGTTCCGATCATGTGTACTGTGCAAGCCACCAATTCCTATGGTGTAGGTGCCTTTGCCCAGTTTGAATTCTTCTTCCATCCAGTCTGGGGCAATGGGTGAACCATTGGCATGGTTGATCTTGAAGTATGTGTTTTCAAATTTAGCAACCAGGTCTTTGATTGCTTTGGTTTTGGGTCTGATAATGTCAGGTGCTTTGTAACTGATAAGCTTTGGAGTGTCTTTCTGAACTTTTCCAATTCTTAGTTCTTGTTTCATGATGGCTTCTGCTGCCTGGGCATCTGATTTGCTGCGCAGATCAATTCCGTACTTAGCCCCTAATTCTTTGCGAAGTTGGATTTCCTTTGATAGTTTTTTGAACAACGCCTCTGTGACGCTTAGGTCATTTAGACAGTAATTCTCTAATTGTTTGTGTTGCGAAAGCTTCAGGTCTAGGTCGTGAGGGAAGGGCATATCTACCATAGTGGGGTGACCCATTCGTCCTGCGTATGTCTTAAGTGAGATCATCACACCTGGCGCAGTTTCAATCAGGTCGATGTGATCAAAGTCAATGAATTCAATTTTGAATTCGCGGTAGGTCTGCCATGAACGCATTTGCTGTTCAATGATTTGGTTGGCGACATCTTTGAGCCAGAGTTCGTCAGCCCCAGCAATGGCCGCACAAATTAGTGGTGCATCGAAATTGATTCCGTTGAAACTGACCCATGTATACTCAGGAAGCATTGCTTCCAGTTTTTTCATGTGTCCGCGTTTGTGCATCCAGAAGGCTTGTGTTTCCTTTGTTTCTACGTTCTTGGTGCAGACTAGGAAGACTGGTTTCTGGTCTCCGATGATTTCGATGTCGAAGATGATGTGTTGTTTTTGCATGTGCGGTAACCTAGTAAAAAGGGCACTGTGACCATCAAGATGATTTCTAGTTGTGTATCCCATGTGCTATAGGTTAAGAAGAATCCATAATATAGAACCATGAATAACCAGATAAGTAGCAAGTGGTGTTTCATTTCATCAGTTCTTTTAATTCATTTAGCAGGGCGCTCATTTTGCCATCTTTTTCATTGAGCACGGCCCATACTTTTTCATCTACAGTATCTTTAGCTACCACTACGATGGTTTCAGTCTTTTGCGTCTGACCGATGCGGTGCACGCGCTTCCAGCCTTGGGCGAAGTGTTCCAGGTTGTAGGTGGGTGAGGCCCATATCGTCGCTGTACCCTTGGTCAATGTGAGACCATGGCCAGCACTCTGTGGGTGGGCAAAGAGTACGTTGTACTTGCCAGCCTGGAAGTCAGTAACGATCTGTTTTCGGTCATTCTTGTTGGTTTCTCCGTCGTAAGTAGCAAAGCTTAGGCCGCGCTTCTCTGCTTCGGCAACCAGCAAATCTCTCTGATGTTGCCAGTTGAAGAATACAATAGAATGTTGACGGGCTTCCACAAGATCAAGAACGAGTTCGTACCGACCGGTATCCAGAAGCGTGTAGTTACCTTCTCCGTCATAAACAGCTCCAGATGCGATTTGTAGAAGCTTGGTGTAGACAACACCTCCGTTGACTGCTGTGATGATAGTGTCTTTCAGAAGGAGGAGCTGTTCTTTTTCCATCTCAGAGTAATTTGCTCTGTGAGATTTCTTCAGAGTGTAGGGCACTGAGTAACGGTGGTTCTCAGGGATGTCTACACAGTCTTCAAACTTGTGACGAATCACGATGTCTTTGAGCAATACACCAATGATTCCTTCAATGCCTGGGCGATCTGTCCATTTAATCATTTTAGGACCTGGCCCAACCTGTTGAGGTGTGCAGGCGGCTGCACGGAAACTAAAGAAGCTTTTGCCCAAACGGGCACCTTCATCGAGAATGAATACTTGGTGCCAGATGTCAGTGATACCGTTACTGGTTGGTGTTCCTGTCATTAGGCGGCGGTACTTAAAGTATTTGCTGATCTTGGCGGCTGCTTTACTGCGACCACTGGTCTTGTGCTTTACGCTGGTTGATTCATCAATAACTAGGGTGTCGAAATCCTTGAAGAATTTTTTGGGTTGCTTACTCAGCCAGAGGAGGGCGTCTGTGTTAGTGATGACTCCGTCGGCTGGCATTTTGAATGCTTCTGCACGATTCTCTGCATAAGCACAGACTACTGCTATGTCCGGTGCGAACTTTTGAAAGTCTTCTTTCCAGGCGCTTTCAAGTAAAGATTTGGGTGCAATGATTAGAGCTTTGCCACCTTGTTTACGACGGCGTTTAGCAAAATCCATGATTTGTACGAAAGTTTTGCCAGTACCTGGGTCGCTGGTGTCAAATGCTAGTGGGGTCTTTTCCAGTTTCTTCAGGCTTTGTTTCTGATGAGCCATGGCAGTTGAGGTAGTGCTCATGAATCTCTTCCTTGAGTTGTATGATTTGATTGAGAAGAATGATTTCCTTAGTGCGTGCTGTGCTTAACCTCTGACGCAATTGGTCGATCATTCTTTCAGATTTTGTTAGAGTTGTCATATTGATTTTTGAATTAGGTGACGGCTTACCCGTCAGCACCCGCTTGGCGTCCAAACCTCATGATTTCACGCTCCTGTTGAGTTGCGTTAATCGACGCGGGAAAAGTGTTTCTCATTTGTTTATCACCACCCATTTGCGGGCTTCTGTAAATATCTCGCTCAATGTTGTCGTTCTGATCTTCTTCGCCCAGGATCGTCCGCGTTTGATGGCATAGCGGCCATCAGGAAGCAGAACGCCACCGATTGAAAACGATTTGTCACCTGCTTTCACTATGATGAAAATATCGGATTTCAATGATGGCATGGCGCGTTACTCCTTGTTTTATGCCTGCTTTCGTTGCACGGTATGTTGTCTATTTCACGTTAGGCATCACCGTCAACTTTCAATGCTGCGTAGAAAAAATCAATCACAATTGCAGTCGGAACTCCGACAAGCATCATCACAATCAGGACTGGAATTTTTAATGCAAACACATATCCGCAACTTTTTTCCCATTCATTTCCAGGAATACTTAGTACCCTATAAATCAGCGTTTCATTAAATTTCATCCTGATCTCCTTAAAAGTTCAGCCTAACCCTGCATTCGAGAGCGACGGCGCAACAGCGCGCCGCGCCTCAATTTGAACGTTATGCCCATCTACCCGACACCCAAGTGCGCGGTACAGGTAGTCCAGGCCATGCGCAGTAAGCGGGAAGTCGGCCACCACATCACCGCTCGCGTCCAGCACGTCGCAAATTCCTGCTTGCTCGCCTTCCACGCCGCCGAAGGCGCGGCATCTGCGGTAATACATGTCACATCCTGCACGCCGGTCGCGCGGAAATGTTGTGGCCGTGTAGTAGCGCAGTCCGTCGCCAGGCAAAAAACGCACTGGCCGCAGCGCAACGGCCCCAGCAGGCATAACAAGGCGCTCAAATGGGACGCTCGAACAGCCGGTTTCACTTCGTTGTTGCGTCATCGCTCGCGCCCCTTAGCTCTACGTTAGGCATCGCTACGCACCCTTTGCAATGCCGCTGCCACTTCTGATGGCCGTAACTCATACTGAACATCACCTATCCGTAGGTGGATGAATCCGCGCTTTTCCGTTGGTTCTCCCTCAAACAGAATCTTGACCCCCGGATGCTCTTGGTCGTTACCAATATTAAGTTCGCATGTGACTTTCATTTTTCCTCCGATGTCTAACTGTTGCGTCGAGTCGGACGCTCCGCCTGCGGCTCCGCGCCGCTCACGCTGGCGTTCGGCGTCACGGCAACGAAGCCCTGTTTGAGCATGCGAATCTCCAAATCCTTGCGCTCAAGCACAAGCCGCACCAGTGTTGCCGGTGGCGTTCCAAGCGGGCCGTGCTCTTCGATCATCAAGTCCGACAGGTCGAGTTCATTCACCACGTCAAACAGCATTTCTTCAAGTTGTTCTTTTGTGTGGCAGGTCATGTCTTTGTCTCCAAAAGTCGGCGTCGGAATCTTCATCTTCAAATGCCTGTCGTTTTCTGCCGGCACCAGCGCCACCCACAAGCCTCGCAGTTCTTCGGCGTACTGATCCATTGGCGCCGTGTGGAAGTGCGCACTCGACGCTCCGCATGACTCGCATTCTTCCTGCCGAAACGACAGCTTCAGTCGTGCGCCATCCAGCAGGAACTCGACAGGCGTGAACTCTTTTAGAGGTGCTGTTGCGAGCGCTTCGATCGTTTCCAGCAACAGCGGAACAAAACCGTACTCGTCACCATCCGCGTCCAATACGCATGCCACGTTGTGCAACCGTCGCTGCATCGGGTTCATGTCATCAAACTTCATATCTTTGTCCTTTCCGGGCGTCGCCGCCCAACCCTACGCTCCAGGCGATTATCTACAGCGGCCTTCGTCCGCTTCCGCTCTCGCCCCAGTCCATGCCTTCGGGCCACGCGGTGCATTCGCCGTCGTACCAGTCTTCGTCGAGGTCTTCGTCCGCTGGCCGCATCTGCTTATCAAGCACCTGCGCAAAGTGCGTCAACTCTCCGGCTGCCACGAGTTCAACCTCGTCCGCCCACCCGTCATCGAGGTACGCATCAATCGCCCTCGCAGCTTGTTTGTCGCGCTCCGTTTGCGTGCGGAAGTACACCATTCCGTCGCCTTCGGGGTCGTACAGCCAGTAGCGATACTCGGCGCTCGGTCGGTGCTTCATGTCTAGTTTTTCCATTGCGTTCCCTTTCTCAAAAGTCGGCTCCGATAAGACGCCGAACCCTACTTTCCAGCGGACTCGCCGCCATAAAGCGGCGTCGAGCCGCTGAAATCCACGTTGGGCGCCACATCAGCCTCTATGCCAGCAACGAAAGCGTGCGCCTGTTCTGAGGTATCGAAGAGCATTGATACGCTCTTGTTGTCCGCGTATGCGGCAGCGGCAATCAATCCCGGTATTTTCTGCTTTGCCGGAGGTTTCGGCATTGGTGGCTTTGGGCAATCCCCACTGTATCCGTGGTACTTGAACATTTCCTCGCCTGGCGGCATTGGCTCGCCACAAATTGCACATTTTGCTGTTTCGCTCATTTCTCTTCTCCAGTTAAAACCGCCCAACCCTGCGGTCAAGAGGGATCGCCCAAAAGCGGGCGACCCCTTACCTTTACGTTAGATCGCATCCGAATGGCCCGCGCAGGGTCGCGCCAGTTCGCAGCGGTGCGCTCGTGCACCACGCCGTCAGCGTCCTCGAATAGCCTTGCGCACGCCTCGCGCTCTGCTTTTGTTGCTGTTTGCCACGTATTCCACGCAGCTTCGGCGGCGATGTATCTGTACCCTCCATTCTCGCTACGCTCCCTTGCTTTACCTGTATGGTTCTCGCCAAAGTACCAATCCTCAAAAATTTTCCTTATGCTCATGTTCTATCTCCTCCAGTCTAATTCACGACCTTTACCGGATTTTTATTGTAACTAGCCAATATCTCATAAATTACTGCCCCAGGCGTACCGTCCTTCTTAATCTTTCTTCCGACCCGATGTACTGCCTTAGTCTTTCGGTAGCGTTCATGTTCATTTCTCCGTTTCGGGTGCGGCGTGCGCACCGCTGGTTAATTTTACGTTGGGCACTGCCAGCCTGTACCCATGCCGATGATGCATAATCACAATTCCGCGCCTTCGCAACTCGGCTATTGCGGCAGAAATTCCAAGCTCTTTTGCCATGTAGGCTTTACCAGAATCGGGCCAGCCGAGAATCTGGATAGATGTTGCTCCCCACGTACCGCGCCACTTGTCTTTTTCAAGTGTTTTTGCAGCATCTATTACACGTTTTTCTGTGTCATTAAGTTCGCGTTTCATAGTATCCTTTCGTTGCCCAACCCGTCATTCAAGAGGGACGCCGCTTGGCGTCCAATCTTCTCCGATCTTTATAGCCGCATCTATCGCGTAAGGAATAATTACCTTACTGTCATCTACCAGTATATTCCACGAAGCCTGAAAATCACCAAAAAGATACAGTTCTTTCTCCTCGGTTTCTTCGTTGAGCCTGATTTCTATTTTCATTTTTTGCTCCTTTTTTGTTGTGTGCTAACCCGGCAATCAACGCGGACGGCTTTCAGTCGCCGGTTATTTCTGCGTTCCACTCGGACATCACTTATATCTACTCAATAGCTGGTTAAAGCGACGTCGGGTATAGCCTTATGACATTTCTGATCTAGTGGGCGTTTGCAGAAATTGACAGTTAAGTTTTCCCCGCCGTATGCGCACTTTAAGCAGCTTTCATTCTGCATCAATCCTTTCGGGAGGATAAGGCTTGTGTGTCCACCATTAGCAATTCCTTCGATAAGTTCGAGAATAATATTCACAGAAACTTTCTCCTTATTTAGTAAAACTCTACCTCCACTCCTGCTTCGCGGAACATTGTGGCGGCAACTTCGAAACTGTCTGCCCAGCGCCCGTCGATTTCGGGCAATGGTGCATACACTTTTTTGATGCCAGACTGAATGAGCAGCTTGGCACAATCGTTGCACGGGTGCAACGCAGTAACAAGCAGAGAGCATCCTTCGAGGGCGACGCCAGAACGCGCCGCATTAGCGATTGCATTCGCCTCTGCATGGGTGATGAATTTATATTTCGTAGGTCTGTCATTGAGTCTTTCTTCGGTGTCATTAACCCCTCGTGGGAACCCATTCCATCCTGTAGCTCTAATTTCCATACCTGGTCCGAATATTGCGCAACCTACTTTTGTACTTGGGTCTTTTGACAGTAGCGCTAGTTCTTGTACTAATGGTATAAATTTAAGAATGTTCATTTTATGCGACAAAGAAATAGGCTGCAAATAGGAAGAAAATGAAGTACACCATCCAGAAAGTTCCATATGAAGTTAGCTTCATGGTAGCGTCCTTTGGATCACTGATTCAGGTACGCCGAGATCAGTCAAAAGTGAAACGGCGTGGGCTTTGTTAAATTTAGCAGCTGAAATTCCTGCGTTTACCCAAATACGCATAAGGTTGTTCGTTCTTTTGTTCATATCAATTTACTCCGTTTTGCAAGAGTTAGTTTTGTATTAGTTTCTTAACCTTACCGTTGGGTGTCATGACGCCTAGGCGGGTCAGAAAACTACGTGCAGAATCCGGCGTGGCTGTAACTTTCTTGCGATACGCTTTCATATTGTCCAATAGAGCTTGACCTATAAGAATGTTGTTCGTTCTTTTGTTCATATCAGTTTACTCCCGCTATGTTGAGGGGTATGGAGTTCAGACATGGCTCCCAGTTGTGCCAAGGGGTAAAGGTTTTCATTTGTATGGGCACAGAGAATGTAAACTTTAGCTCCTGTTTTACGGTTTGTTGTTTCAGTAACACACAGGCTGTGTGTTCTGGAAGCTTCGAGTATGGTTTGAAATTGGAGACGTACTCTTTTAGGTATCATAACGCTCTCCTGTTTTACTTAGATATTTCTGTCGTTTTGTGTCAAGTGTCTGCTTGTGTGGTCGCTTATCTAGCGTGTGTTGCTGTTGTTTGATTTTTGAGCATTTTTCATGGTTGAAATAGCGACCTTTAGGTCCACCGCAGATTTCACATTTAGATGCTATGTTTGGTTTCATGCTCAGACTCCTTTAGTGCAATGTCCTGTGCCACCTAGTTCTTCAGGTTTGTATGGGCACCATTTGCAACTGAAGCCATTGGGGTTTGGAGGGAAGCTTGTAGCTTCGGTCATTTTGCGTGCACGGTTATCAAACAGGCGTAAGTAACGTAAACCTTCTTTGCGGCTGATCTCGAGACGAGCTAAGTCATCTTGGTCAAAGTACCAGAGCTCAGCTACAACATGTTTGATTTCAGGCTCACGTAGAAAGACAGCTAAGGTGTAGAGCTGGAGTTGTTCACCGTGTTTTAGTTCGTTACCGAAGCGCTTGCCAGTTTTGTAGTCGATGACTACGGCTTCTGTAGGTTTTGGGTGGACTACAGCATCTGCTTTAAGACGGAACCAGCCGGTTTTCCACTCAGTGGGTTTCCAGTCATGGTTAAATGCCCACTCACCTTCTAATGAAGCTTTACCTGCTATGAAAGATTCCTTCAGAGAGTTAAGCTCAGCTTTGAAGTGTTTGGCAGCTTCAATAGGCTGTTTGGGTTGATTGGGTAGATCGCGCATCCAGTCTTCGCAGGCTTGGTGGACTGCTGTGCCACGATCTGCAGCTGGGCTTGGGCGAGGGTCAGGGATACGTTTGTAGTGTTTGAGAAATGCCTTGAATTTACAGGATTCAAAGTCTAGTAAGCGTGAGTAGCTGGCTGAAGAGATCATAGGAGTTCCTCCGGTACGTCAACTTCATCACCCAGCTTGCTGGCAACATAGCAGCGCATGGCTGCAATTAGTGGTGTTGGGCCAAAATAGTCTCGGCTAACCTGTGAGTTATCATAGTATGAATATCTGGCAGCCCAGCACCCATTAGCGTCAAGTACGCTTATACTTTCACGCTCAATAATCGGCCCACCTTGTGCCCAGTTGGATGAAAAAGCATGCTCGGGGAATACGTTGCCGTTCGCAATATCCGTCAACCCTTCCGCACTCCACCCCTCACATTTCGCCACCGCCCAATCCAGTTGGGTGCCAATCAGTTCTGATGTTTTCATTACTTATTCCTTAGTTGCCAGTCTTCCAGGCAATCCTTGTAGTAGGTACATTCTTTTCCATGGGGGATATTTGGCCCACAGTTGTCAGAACAGTTGATGATTGGTTTGGGTGGGTAAATGCGTATTTGTTCAGCAATATGATAAGTGAGCATTTCAGCTTGTTGTTCCTGGCTGAGGTCAAATTCATCCGGCATTTTTAGTTCCTTTCACAGCCCTTAATGGCTGTTTGGTATAACTGAAGTCATGTTTTTTCCAGGTTATTTCTATACCATAGGTTTTATCCCCATTGATACTAATTCGTTTGGTGTTTATCCCGTGGTGTCTCAGATAACTGGTAAATTTGTTCTTACCCTCAGGCACATGTCCAATGCAGTGTTCGAAGATTACAGCTAGTTCATCACGAGTAAGCTTGCTTTTTGTTTCCAATGAGCAGCGTTTCACGATGTTGATAAAGCTGCTGGCTATTGGTGTTATTACACCTGATTCGTTCATGAGTCGTTCGTCCGGCATAGCACTGGCAATGATTTCGAAGTTGCCTTCTAGTAAACCATGGGCGAGTTCGTCCAGGCTGTTGATGCTGATACGTTGAATTTCACGACGATCTTCTGTGTCTAGGATGCTACGTGCGTAGGCAATATCTGCTGTGTGGTGTTGTAGATAGTATGCAAAGGCGGCGAGTTCGTCTTTGACACCATCGTGCTGGGCATCTGTGGGTAGGAAGCGTTTGCGTTGAAATTGTCCTACATTAGTACGTCTGTCTGTAGGTGGAATGTCTACGGGACGTGGTTTGTTTGATGCGAAAATCAGGTTGATATAGCTAGGCACTGAATAGACATCTGTACGCATGCGGCGAATGTCTATAGTAGGTTCGGTGATCCATTTCCTGAGCTTGCTTTCGAATTTGCTGGTGTTAGAGAACATGTCAGCTTCGATTTCATCAATGAAGACAATGAGAGCATTTTCCATAATGGCATTGAAGTCTTCATCCAATGCTGAGGCCAGGATACTGGTTACATTCTGGTAACCAAATAGAGGTTTGAGAATGAGTTCTACAATTTTTCCCTTACCTGTTCCTTGTACGCCTTGCCAGACTTGGCTAGTTTGAGTTTTGATTTTGTGTTGAAAGATGACCGCGAGCCAGTTCATTACATAGTCGTAAATATCACCTGTTCCTACAGCACTTTCAAAGAAAAGTTTGATGTTGGGGAATGTACCTTTGACCTGGTTAACAGGGTTCATGTACATGGAAGGTTTGAAGGTATTGATACTACGTTCTTCGGGGTTGATGATTTGTTCGCTGTGTGGATTGAATTTCATATCCCATTCTTGTATGAATCTTGGCATTGAAAGGCGATTTTCAAGCATGAAATGTGTAAGTTGTGCTTCGTTTTTGGCTGGGGTGATTTCCAGCTGGCCGTTGATGTATTTGAGTTTCTTGTATTCAGCAGTGTGTTTATTGATGAATACCATAATGGTGTCACGTTGATCATGGGGTGTGCTGTGTTGTTCATCACGCAAGTGTATTTGTTCTGTGTAATAGTCAGGCATGACCTCTTTGATAAGGAGGAAAGGTTCGCCTTTAAAATTGTGCAGAAGTTCAAAGTTGTTAATGGGGTGAAAATAGCCCCATGAATCTCCTCCATTCAAGTTGAAATAACGAAAATCTTCATTATCACGCATACCTGTGATAGTGACTTGTCCTGAACCTTTTTGGACAAGATATTCTCCTTGCATTACTTCTTTGGAGGTGATGGGGGCAAGACCTTGTGCTTTGCGTAAGGTGTCGCGAATTTTCTTTGCATCAACTTTGAGTGCATCGAGAGCACATTCAGCAAGTCTGTTATTTGGTAATTTGTCTAGGGTGCGTTTGACAAATTGAATGCGAGGTTCTTTCCATGGGTCTTTTATCCCATCGAATTTTGGTGTGGCGATATAGATTAGTTTGTCATTTTGACAGACAGTAATGTCTACCGAATAGTGCAAGGCGTGGCCTGCATTAGATAATGTGAGTGTATTTTTAAGTGCATCATTGCGAAGATTGAGCCACATTAACCATGTTTTGAGCTGGGGTGCAGGGATAGCTTTTTCGAGCAGTATGAAGATGTGGCAGTTAAGGGTTTTGCTGAGCCCTTGGCTTGCACTGTATTGAACAGTGTAAGAGACATCTTCTAATCCTGCATTGCGCATGAATTCTTCAGGAGAATTGAATTGTGCTTTATCCAGGTCGAGGATTATGAGTTGACGTTGCCCTAGACTGGTTGTGCTGCCAGCACGAGATTCATTATTAAGGATTCGGTTGAGTGGTCCAGAAAGTAGGCATGGTCCACGTGGGTCTTCAGCATGGGCTTTGATGGTATCAAAGAGGCTTGCTGCATCTGAAATTATTACTGTTTCAGATGTGAATAGCTTTACATTGGGGTAGGCTTTTTTGTCAATCTTCCCATCAACTTTGAAGATGGTTTTACTGAGTGGTATATCTGCAAAGAGGAATGAGAGTTTCATAGTTAGGGGTCCATCAGAATGGGAAATGAGTCTGACATAAACCGTCAGAGCGTGCAACTGAGTTATTTAGTCTGCTTAAAAAATAGGCAAAAAGAGCGGTTCCAAGTTGTAATAGTTATGAGGTTAAAATTTGGAACTTTTGGTGATTTGCTTAAATTATAAGCAGACTGTTTTACTGGGATATAAGGTTGAGTAAAATAGTCAACTGAATTTGAGTAAAAAGAATGGAATAATGGAACTGTTTTGGAATTGTTAAGTTATTGTTTTATTTATATAGTTCTAAAGTTCTAATGTTAAAGAGAGATATTCAGATAGAGAAAATAAAATAAGAGAGTAGTTTATAAATATATCTCTATCTGAAGTTGAAAATTTCGGAACGTTTGGAACCGCTCATGTTTTTCAGTGTTTATTGAATTTGTCAAATGTTATTTTAGCCCCATAGTGGTTTACTAAAAAATGGACATGTACCACTCATTTCGAGTGGTACATGTTGTTAGTGGGTTGTTGTTACTGGACCAGGTTCACGCGATGATTGTGCGTAAGGTTTACCAGGGACTTTCAATGCTTGTTCTTCCTTCCATTGCATGAATGCTGTGAAGTCTGTATCAGGTGTAGACGCAGTAACTTGTTCGACAGGCAATTCATCCGGAACGATTGCTTCAGCAGGTATCTCACCGCCGAGTGCAATGATGGCTTCCTCGATGAAGAGTATGTCGGCTTCTGCTGTGTCACGTTGTTCTGGATCAGTACGCCATGAAAGTGATTGGCCAATTTTGATGCGACGTGCAATGAGCTTACCAATGCAGCGTTTGGCTAGTGTCTCCATGATGCGTTCAGGAAGCGGGCCTTCACGTGTATCGAGTCCTTCAAGGTATTGGACTGCAATCTCACCTTTGGCTGCGAACTGGGCGTGCTGCTCCATTGCGCGTTTAGTTTCCTGATCCACATACTGCGCCTGTGTCTGGCCGTAGTTCTTGATGCCAAGTCGCTTGTTCATGATGTACTGACGTGCGTACTTGATGGGTTCAACCTTGTGGTTGCTCATCATGAACTCCATGGTGTTGAAGAGCGTACGTTCTTGGCCAGGTTGTTGTTCGAGTCCAGCAGAGAGTTCTTCGCTGAGATCGAGAAAGGTCTGGCGCAAATCAAGTAGGGCCATGAGTTCGCGGCGTTGCTCGTAATATGTACCTGGTGTGGTTTCTACGTCGTGCGTGGATTCCAATTCAACACGTTCACCACGTGTTGTGCCATCGCCAAGGTGGTTATCAGCGTACTCAATATCCAGCTTCAGGTTGCGTTCCTCGTTGAGGAAGGCATCTACCCCTTCAGCCGTACCCGGCATGAGCTTGATGGCCCTGTTTATGGCCTCTGCTGTGCATACATACTGCATGCTGCCCAAGCAGGAGAGCTGGGTATAGAGGTCAACGGTGGACAGGGTGTTAAGGATGTCGTGTTTGTTCATGGTAGTTCTCCAGTTTGTCAAGTTAATTGTGATACTGATGGGCGAACCAGACGATGTCGTCAGCTTCGTCTTCTACTTCCCGCTGAAGCAGAATCTCCAGTGGGTCTAATTGCAGATCGTAGCTAGCTGACTCAAAGAGCCAGTCAGCTACTTCTGCATCGGAACTAAGGTCAGATGCGTTAGTTAGCAGTCTCATGATCTCCACTCCACGAGAATGATTTCATCCAGGTCCCACACCCAGCAGCGGTGGGGACAGCGTTTTACAAAATCGTGCGCATCAGCGAACGAGGTGAAGGACATGAGGTTCATGTGTTCCTCCGTGGATATAAATTGAGCAGGCACCCAAGCAGATAGTTAAATAAACTTAAGGTAACGTGGGTGTTGTCATAAGGGTCGATAAGAACGACTCTTCCAAAGGCTTTCCTGAGTAAATCAGGATGAAAGTAAAAGTTCATGAGTGCCTCCTGAACAGCAGTGAGGTAACGATGACCGGCATCAGCATGACCGCGATGCCAGTCGAGACATGTCCGCCATGCATGGCGAACGCGATGTAGAGAAGAATCATCTCTACGATGAAGACAACGATGCGTCCGTGTATGAGCAGGCTCATGGCATGCCAGAAGGCAAAGGCCATGGCTAGAAGATACAAGAAGGGCAAGATGTCAATGTGACCGAGTAATGCAGCCATGATGTAGCCCCTTACGTGGTATTGCGTAAATGAAAGACAGAGGGCTTGCGCCCTCCGTGCTTATTTGATCTGTCCTTGCCGGACAGCCTTGTGGAACTGATACGATTTAGCAATGTCACCAAAGAAGCTAGTGACAGCGATGGGGGTGGCAGCTATGCCGCTGACTACTTTGTCACGAAGAGTATCTTCGTTAGTGGCCTTGGTAGCTTGAGGGGCCAGTTTGGCAAGCGCAGCACGTTGTTGTTTGATATTCATGGTGTTCTCCTTGATGAATGATTGAAAGACCTAACTACACACATGAGAAGTAACTCGGATTGGGTGCTGTTCCCAATCCGAAAAGGGTGGAATCAGAAACCGAAACCGAAGTGGGTGGGGGTTTTTGACAGGTGGGGAGGGGATGGCCCACAACCACCGCCACAAAAATTTTATAAAATTTCTACAAGGTTTCACTATTCCTTTGTCATACAGTTGAAAGTCTAACAACAATCTGATAGATTCTGTCAGATATGCCAAGACAAAAATCCAAACTCACCGAGAAACAGGACGCTTACGTCGAAGCAGTACTCGACGGTGAACCTAAAAGCAAAGCTGCCAAGGCTGCGGGGTATGCAGCGCCACCAGCTGTGATTGAACGCTCGGATGATGTTGCTCATGCACTTCACTTTGCCCGTTCAGAACTCAGCAGCGCCACCCAGGTCAGACGCGCCGACATGATCGAAGTCATGCTCGATGCCATCCAGATAGCACGCACCATGGCAGACCCTACAGCAATGATTGCCGGAGCGAGAGAAATATCAAAAGTCTTAGGCTTCTACGAACCAGAGAAGAAGATCATCGAACTCACAGGCAACCAGCAGCGCGTACAGCAGCAGTTTTCGCAACTGTCTGATCAGGAATTGCTGGAAATCATTGAGGGAGAGAGTCGCCGTGTCGAGCACTGACTTCCAAACCTGCCCGGCCTGTAGCTCAGTACGTGATCCAGACACCTTCATAGGTAGTGTGTGTTCGTTTTGCCACGACGAAGGGCGGTTGCCTGTCGAAATACCCGTGGAGAAGCCCGCTAGAGGGAGAAACCCACGAAGTTCTGTTGAAAAACCCACCCAGCAAGCTGAAGAAGCCTCGTCAGAACCCTACACCCCACCGAAATTCGACAAAGCAGCTGCTACAGCGAACCCGCAGGCCGAACTGGCCCTCCGCACACTTGCGCGACGCCGCTTGCTACCCTTCATCAAGCGCTTTCGTCCGAAATACGACGCTGGTTGGGTTCATGAAGACATCTGCCGTCGCCTTGAACGCTTTCTGAAGGCAGTGGAGAACGGTGAGGAGCCCCGTTTGCTGTTGATGATGCCGCCTCGTGGTGGTAAGAGTGAGATCGGGTCAAGGCACTTCGCTCCATGGATACTCGGGCAACATCCAGACTGGGAAATCATCGCCGCCAGCCATACAACAAGCCTGTCACTGAGCTTCTCACGCTATATCCGCGACCTCTTGCGAGACCCGGCTTACCACGCTGTGTTTCCAGACTGTATCCTTGACCCGTCGAGTCAATCTACCGAGAACTGGAACCTTACAGAAGGGGGCGGCTACCTCGCGGCTGGTGTAGGGTCTGCGATTACCGGGCGGGGTGCTCATATTCTGATCCTCGACGACCTGGTGAAGGACATCGAGGCTGCAGACTCACAGTTGCAACGCGACGCGACATGGGAGTGGTATATCTCCACCGCGCACTCCCGCTTGGCACCCGGCGGCGGCGTGCTGGGTATAATGTGCATGACTGGTGACACACCTGTCCTGATGGCTGACGGTACACAGCGCAGGATCGACACTCTGAAACCGTCTGATAGTATAGCGACGTATGCCCGAGGTACTCTAGCACGCACGAGAGTGGCGGCAGTCAAACAAAGTGGTCGTGATTCTGTATTCAAAATGACGATGAACTCTGGTAAAATCGTCAGAGCGAATCAGAGACATCCGTTCCTGACTGTCGCACCTAATGGGGAGCTATCATGGACACGCTTAAAACACCTGACTACAGCGAAGCGAATCGTAACCTTGAAGGACAATGGGGTAAATGGAGAGGCGTTAACTGCTCTGCAGAAGGGTGTGAAAAACCTGCCAAGTGTCGCGGACTTTGCGACAGTCACTATGCCAAGAAGCGGTGGGCTTCCGGGCACAGAGCAGGAAGCGACACAGACATTGCTGCTCGGCGCAACGCACGCCTCAAGCACAGATATGGAATCACCTCTGCAGACTACGACTACATGTACTCCTCGCAAGGTGGGTGTTGTGCGATCTGTCGCAAACCTGCTGAGGAAGGTAATTCACCAGCTCATTGGAAGAATAAACTGGCCGTCGATCACTGCCACGACACAGGGAAAGTCAGAGGTCTGCTGTGCAACGACTGCAACGCAGGAATCGGACATCTTGCTAATGAGTCAGTGGCACTTGCCGCCGCTGACTATCTCAGACTTCACGCTGGATGAGATAGTCAGTATCGAGCCTGACGGCGTCGAGGAAGTGTTCGACGTTCAGGTTGAAGATACCGAGAACTTCATCGCCAACGGTTTGGTTAGCCACAATACATGGTGGTCGGAAGATGACTGGGCAGGACGTATTCAGCAGACTATGAAGAAGACTATCGAGGGTGGCGACGAAGACATGGGTGGCGAGGTCTTTGAAATTGTGCGCTACCCGGCAATCAACGAGGTTGGCGACGAGTACATCCTGACCGATGACACGATTATCGAGATACCTCCAGAAGCCCCTGTCCCAGAAGGCGCTCGCATGACCCGCAGGCACAACACAGCCCTGCACCCGGCCCGTTACTCCACTGCGGCCCTGCTCAGGAAGAAGTACAACTACATTGCTGCAGGTTTGAAGCGTATGTGGGACGCCCTGTACCAGCAAAACCCTATTCCCGACGAAGGTATCTACTTCTCCAAGAAGATGATGCTTCACTACGTGCATAATCCAGACAGGCGTGGCCGGTCGATCTATCAGGCGTGGGACTTCGCCATTACCGAAGGTGAACAGAACGACTGGACGGTATGTGCCACGATTCTGCAGGACGAGTACGACAACCTGTACCTGCTTGACATCCTGCGCTTCCGCTCTGATGACGGTAACGCTATCGTCGAGACGATCATCGACAACTACCTGCAGTGGGGTGCACTGCTTCTCGGCTTCGAGGATGGTCAGATATGGAAGGCTATCGCCTCACAGTTCACAAAGCGCTGCCAGGAGCGTCATGTGTACCCTGCGTACGAAATACTCACACCCTTCACTGACAAGATGGTGCGTGCGAACCCACTGAAAGGGCGGATGCAGTTGGGCAAGCTCTACTTCCCAAAGAACGCGCCCTGGTATCCGACATACGAACAGGAGCTGCTGCGTTTTCCTGCAGGCAAGCACGACGATCAGGTGGACGCTACAAGCTGGTGTGTACGCCTCACACTCAGCAAGAGCGCCCCACAGCTTGCCAAGGCTAAGGAGCTATCCAGTTGGAAGGATAAACTTAACGCATCGCTCAGTGGTGGTGGTGGTGGTGGACACATGGCTGCGTAGTTTGCAGACTCTGACACTCTATGATAGAGTCGCACATATTTCCCTTCGCAAGGTTGTGCCATGGCTGAACGTGCTGCTGCTGCCGAGTTCGTACTACGTTGCTTCCATGCACGTACCTCTGCGCACATCCTGCATCTGAAAACACGTTCCTACGCCGAGCACAAAGCACTCAACGACTTCTACGACGGCATCACCCCTCTGATAGACACCTACGCAGAAGCCTATCAGGGTGGCTACGGCCTGCTCTCCGGTTACAAGCCCGGTTTCACGATTCCTACAGAGTCAGTGCCTCTGCTGAAAGACCTCGGTGAGTGGGTTGACAAGAACCGTACTGCCATCACTTGCGGTGATCCCTCCTTAGCTGCACTGGTGGACAATGTCACAGGCCTTATTGACAGCACACTTTACAAACTGAGGTTCCTGTCATGAAACAGCTATTGATTGACGCCATTGTTGGTGCGGACTTCCCCACCATAGAAATCGCAGTGCAGGCACAGAAAGCAGGTCTGGCCCGTTACACTGGTACACAGCACAGTGAAAGTTGGGCCTGGATTCGCAGCAAGCTCGACGAACAGACCGAGGAATTTCTTCAAACCCTCTATCAGGGGTTACGCGAAGCCCGCGAACCACAAACGGTGATCCTGCATGCTAAATAAACCTAGTATTATTTCAGGTCGAATAGAGGGTGGGAACCTAACCTTCATCCTTGACGTATTTGACTATGGGCAACAGGTTGGGTTTGCCGTCATACCAAGCTCTGCCGACGGCCCATGTCACTCAGACGCAGAAAAATATAGAGCTTGCAGTTGGGGTAGAAACGCCAATGCCTATGAGGTTGCTGACAGTCTTGAAAAGTTGGCAGCCGCATTGAGGGAGGCGTATGCCAGTTAATGACGCTATCGCCCAGGAACAGTGGGTTCGCTTTCAGTATTGCAGAGATCGCGGTCACCTTGACTTCATCCAGAAAGCGGACAAATGTGACAAGTTCTTCGTTGGTGAGCAGTGGGAAGTTACCGACCTCAACGCGCTGACTATCGCACGCAGACCCGCCCTCACGATCAACAAGATCATCAGCACCCTCGGTACAGTCATGGGGGAGCAGATTTACAACCGCTCGGAAATCCTGTTTCGTCCAGCTGCGGGGGCAAGCCCGGAAACAGCAGAGGCGCTCACCAAGGTCTGGATGCAGATTGCACACAACAACCAGCTCCCATGGCGACGCTCAGAGCTGTTCGCAGACGGGGCAATCCGCTCGAGAGGCTTCCTCGACGTTCGTCTGGACTTCACTGACAGCATGCAGGGTGAGGTCAGGATTGACAACCTGAACAGCAAGAACGTGGTCATAGACCCCGACGCAGAGGAGTACGACTCCGACAGCTGGAACGATGTGTTCATCACGAAGTGGATGACACCCCAGGACATCTCGGTGATCTACTCGGAGGACGATGGTGAATACCTCAAGGATAAGGATGGAAGTGCCTTCCCCTACGGCTATGACTCCATTGAGCGAGTGCGGGATCGCTTCGGCGGAGTGCTCCCTCTCGCAGGCTACTACGGGGTCATTGAGCCTCACGGTGTCAGACGAAATGTTCGCGTACTCGACCGTCAGTATCGACGTCTGGATAAACAACTGCACTTTGTAGACATCAAGACGGGGGACATGCGTCCTATCCCAGAAAGCTGGGATAGGAACAAGATCGCCAGTGTACTTGAGAAGTCACAAGGCCAGCTGTCCACCACCAAGAAGCTGGTCAAGCGTGTGCGCTGGACAGTGACGGCAGACAGTGTGGTGCTGCATGATGACTGGAGCCCCTACAAGCACTTCACCGTGGTGCCCTACTTCCCATACTTCCGATATGGACGCACCGTCGGCATCGTTGAGAACCTGATTGGGCCGCAGGAGATGTTGAACAAGGTCTCCAGCCAGGAACTGCATGTGGTCAACACTACCGCCAACAGCGGCTGGAAACTCAAGGCAGGTTCCCTCAAGAACATGTCCGTCGAGGAGCTTGAAACGAAAGGGGCTACCACGGGGCTGGTGCTGGAACTTGACGACATCAACAGCGCCGAGAAGATCACCCCGAACGCCACGCCACAGGGTCTCGACCGCCTGAGCTATAAGGCCGAGGAGCACATCAAGGGTATCAGCAACGTCAACGACGCCATGCAGGGCTTCAGCCGGGAAGATGTGGCAGCGAAGGCCATCCAGACCAACAGCCAGCGTGGTTCCATGAACATGACAAAGGTCATGGACAATCTCGAACGCAGCGACTTCATCCTGGCCAGGAACGTGCTGGACATCGTGCAGGAGTATTACACCGAGGAGCGCCTGGTTAATATCACGCACGACGATATCCTGAAGGAACCCGAGACGCTGACGGTGAACCAGACTGACCCGACTACAGGCGAGATTACCAACGACCTCACCATCGGCGAATACAGCATCATCATCAGCTCGCAGCCCTACCGTGCCAGCCTGGAAGACTCACAGTTCGACCAGGTTATGGCAATGCGTGAGCAGGGTGTGCAGATACCTGACAGCGTCATCATCGAGGCCAGCAGGCTAATGCGCAAGGCCGAGGTCCTGAAGCAGATGCAAGGAGATGTGGACTCCCCGGAAGCTCAGCGCAAGAAGGCGCTGGAAGATCGTATGCACGAGGCCGAGGTCAGCACCATGGAGGCCGAAGCTATCGTCAAAAATGCTGACGCCAGGCTCAAGGCTGCCAAGACTGAGCGGGAGCTGGCGTTGATCGAGGTGGACGCCGCAAAGGTCGGTATCGCCGCACAAAGCGCACAGGATGGCGGGGAAGACCCTGATGCTGCAAGGGAGCAGCAAGAACGTGAGTTCGCGCTACAGCAGGACAAGCATGAGCATGAAAAGAGTTTGAAGGAGCGAGAATTCGCTCTGAAACAAGACGCGCATGAGCACGACAAGGCGATGCGTGAACAAGAAGCGGTACAAGCCGCACAAGAGCGCAGGGCGGCAGCCTTCGCTCAATCCTCACAACCACAAGGAGATTCAGAATGAGTGAGCAGGACGTTATCGACAGGGGAGACACTTTCGAGCCCACAGAAGACATCAAGCCTGATCCCCTCATCGAGGAGTCAAAGGGTGAAGAAGCTCTCAAGGACGAGGTAAAAACCGAAGAGCAGCCGCGCGGCGACGACGGCAAGTTCATTCCCAAACACAGGTTTGATGAACAAGTCAGCAAGGAGCGTTCTCGTGCGGAAGCCGCAGAGCGCCGTCTGGCAGAGATCGAGCAGCACCAGGCCAGTCTGAATCGCAGCGCGGACGTGGGGAAGCTTGAAGAAGACGTGGTCGAGCTCCGCAAGCAGGAGCGGGCTGCACTGCTGGACGGCAATGAGGACAAGGCTGCAGAACTTTCCCGTCAGGCAGACCTGTTGAACCGCCGCATCGCCATCGCAGAAGCAGGCCACATGTCCTCCCAGGATAAGGCCCAGGCGCTGGAAGACATGCGTATGGAGCTGACCATCGAGCGCATGGAGGAGAAGTACCCTGTGCTGAATTCAGAGAACGAAGAATTTAGTCAGGAACTCGTTGATGATATCCTCGACAAGCAGGCAGGTCTGATGCAGCGCGAGCGCCTGTCGCCATCAAAGGCGTTGGCCAAGGCCGTAGAGTCGATTATGAAACGCACTACCACGAAGGGTGATGCGCCTGAGAAAGCAGGTCTAGCTGCGGCCCAGGGCGGTGTTGACCGTAAGGGCTCAGCTGTGGCTAAGAACGTGGATGCCTCCAAGCGTCAGCCAGGCAGCCTGAAAGATGTGGGGATGGATAGTGACAAGGCCGGTCAGAACGCACCAACACCTAGTGCGGAAGACATGACCTTTGAAGAGTTCAACGCCCTGCCAGAGTCAACAAAAGCCAAGATGCGCGGAGATTTTGTTTGAACTCTCTGATGTAATCTGTTAGAGTCACACGCAATACACCGCCCACGCCTCTACACAAAGCGCACCCTGGGCGGTCTTTTAGCAGCACCTCGCTCAGCTGGATGCGACATTCCAGCCGGTTCGACTCCGTTAAAGGTCGTTAATTCGCACTTTGCCAGCGACACAGGCAGACGTAGATACCGCGAGAGCGTATCAGAGCAACAGCGAACTTTAACGACTATCTACTGGAGTACGAACTATGAGCTATACCAATTTCGCCCAACTGACCACTGAACAAAAAACCACGTGGTCGAAAGAGTTGTGGTCGCAAGCCCGCAACATGTCCTTCATCAATTCCTTCCTTGGTAAAGACGCCAACTCAATGGTTCAGCACATCACTGAGCTGAAGAAGTCTGAGAAAGGCGCACGAGCTGTTATCACCTTGCTGGCTGATCTCGAAGGTGACGGTATCGCCGGGGATCGCACCCTGGAAGGTAACGAAGAGGCGATGAAGTCTTATGACCAGGTGATTCGCATCGATCAGTTGCGTCATGCCAACCGCCACGAAGGTCGCATGGCAGACCAGAAGTCCATCGTTTCCTTCCGCGAAGAGTCCCGCGACAAGCTGGCCTACTGGCTGTCTGACCGTATCGACCAGCTGGCCTTCCTGACCCTGGCAGGTATCAGCTACGCCAACAAGAACTCTGGTGGCACGCGCGTAGGTTCCGACCTGACCAACCTGGAGTTCGCAGCCGACGTGACGGCCCCCTCTGCCAAGCGTTTTGGCCAGTGGGACGAAGGTACTAAATCCATCGTTTGGGGCACTGGTACTAGCGCTATTGTGGGCGGTGCCGTCGGTACTGCTGACTTCCCTTGCTGGGAGATGCTGGTTCAGGCCAAGGCTTACGCCAAGGACAACTATATCCGTGGCATGAAGAGCAAGGGCGGCGAGGAAACCTACCACGTCTTCCTGTCACCGCAAGCCATGGCCCGTCTGAAGTTGGACCCCACCTACATGGCCAATCTGCGGTACGCCCAGACCCGTGGCGGTGACAACGAAATGTTCACCGGCTCCACTGTGAAAGTTGATGGCCTGTACCTGCATGAGTTCCGCCATGTGCCCAACACCCGCCTGGCTGCTTCTGGTAGCAAGTACGGTGCATCAGGTACGGTTGACGGTTGCCAGATTCTGTTCTGCGGCGCACAGGCGATGGGCATGGCCGACATTGGCAACCCTGAGTGGGTGGAGAAAGGCTTCGACTACGAGAACCAGCAGGGCATCAGCACCGGCAAGATTCTCGGCTTTAAGAAGCCTCAGTTCTACACCCAGTATAGCGGTGGCACGACCGAAGACTTCGGCGTCATCTCCCTCTACACCGCTCAGTAATAGTACCCCAGCCCGCGAGGGCTGGGACCACCACTTAGGAGATTCATACCATGGCACTTCTCAAAAAATCCCGCGCTGCACAGTACCCACTGGTGCAGGAATATGTGTTTAGCTTCGGTGACACGGTTGTCGACGTCAATGGTGTCACCAAGAACTTCAAAACCTTTGGTGGCAACCCTGTTTTCGACATGTTCAGCCTGCCAGTTGGTTCGGTTGTACTGGGCGGAGACCTCATTGTTGAAACTGCTTACACAGGCACCACGGTAGCCACTCTGTCCGTGGGTGACTCTGGTTCTGCCACAAAGTACGCCTCAGCAGTAAACATCATGGCCAATGCCCGCACTGCCCTGACCATTCCTGCCGCCACGACAGGCGGTCTGGATGTGATTGGCACACTGGCGCTGACTGTTGCGGATGCAACAGCAGGCAAGGTCCGTGTGCGTATTCAGTACACCATCGAAGGTCGTGGTCAGGACGTGGCTTAATTGTGAGGCTTGGTGGTGTCCACCTCTGACAGGTGAACATCACCTTTTTTAACCAAGGAGAGTCAGAAATGCCACAATTCGTGCTGAACAGGAACTATGTCCTGCGCTCGCTTAATGGTCACATCATCAGCTTCGTGAAGGGTGAGCCAGTCCACGTGCCACCTGTTTGCGCCAAGGAGGCTCAGTTGATTGGTGCAGAGTGCATCGACGAAAAGCTGGATATTCTTGACCCCGAAGCAACCCCCTTTGTCCCGCTGACAGCTGATGAGCGTAGAGAAGCTCTGGTAGCAGCCTTCCAGATGCTGGAAGAGCGTAACGAGCCAAAAGATTTCACAGGTAATGGCATCCCTAGCAAGGCAGCTCTGGTCAAGATCGTTGAGTTTGATACTGACAAGAAGGAATTTGAGCCTTTGTGGGTGACCTATGTAGCCGAGAAGAATTCTTAAATGAACTCTTCAGAGCTGTACGACAGCTTCAGATCAGACCTCGTTGACTTCGCCCGACCATATCTGTGGTCTGACGACGAAGTCTGGCGGTACATGAATGATGCGTACTTCATGTTCGTGCGGCTCACGGGCGGCATACCCGACTTCACATCAGATGCAACCGTAGTCCCGATCACGGCGGGGGAGAAGACATCCCCGCTGGATCGCTCAATTCTTCGCATCATGCAGGCTTACCGTGCATCGGACGGGCGGGAGATCAATGTCATAAATTCTACCGATCTCCCCATGCTGCGTGAAAATGACTACGGTTTTATCAGGCCTATGTGGCTCGACACTACTCCAGGGCCGGTCAGATACATGCTGATAGGCACCCAGCAGCATATCTGTCAGTGGATACAGGTGCCAGAAGCTGACGACATAGCCAACCTTGTTATTTACCGCCTTCCTCTCTCGAAGATCACTGACGCAGGTCAGGAGTTAGCAGATGTCAATGAGGAACACCACTGGCACCTTTTAAAGTGGATGAAGCACCTTGCTTACAACAAGCAGGATGCTGAGGCATTCAACCGCAAAGTGGCACAGGAAAACGAAGAGGCATTTCGCAATTACTGTGGTGAGGCTAGGGCCGAAATGGAACGCAAGAAACACAAGACCCGTGCGGTCGCCTATGGGGGGCTGTAAGTGACTGATTTCACTATCAAGCAGGGCAGCACCTTCTCTCGCGTACTCAGGTGGGAGTCGCCTACAGTTGTTTACAAGCCGATCACTGCTATCACGAAGTCTGCCCCGGTTCGCATCACGTCCACATCCCACGGCGTCCCTGACGGCTGGAGAGTAAATATCCAGTCTGCGCAGGGCATGAAGCAGATCAACGCACAGAACACCCCTCCAAAACAAACTGACTACCACAAAGCCACCGTTGTTGATGCTAACACCATCGAGCTGAACGACGTGAATGCGCTCGAATACGGCACCTACACTTCAGGTGGCGTCGTTGCTTACAACCAGCCAATCGACCTCACTGGCTACACGGCGCGTATGCAGATCAAGGCCAAGCTGGCCGACGCGACGAACATACTGGAACTGACATCAAGCCCCGCAGCAGGCATCACAGTAGACAACGTAGCCAAGACCATCACCGTTACCCTCACCGCTGCCCAGACCACGCAGCTTACCTTCAAATCTGCCGTGTACTCGCTTGAGATGGTGTCGAGTGGAGGCATTGTGACTGAGATCATGAACGGAAAATTAACCCTGGACAAGGAAGTTACACGATGATCCAAGCCTGCCCAGAAGCTTTACAGCTCAGACGCGACCTTGAATCCTGCTCGCGCGAGAAGGACCAGCAGATCGACGGCCTGGCCAAGCAGTTCAACGCCATGCGCGGCGACCTGATGCGCATTGATGGCGACATCAAGACCTTGACCGTCGCGGTGACAGACATCTCGCGCGCCCTCGATGTCATCGCAGGCAACACCACCCAGCTGGCCGAGGTCATCACCCTGTACCAGAATGTCAAGGGATTCAGCTTCGTCATGAAAAATCTCGGCGCTTTGCTGGTCGGCAGCGCGGCTGTGGCCACGGCAATCATCTTCATGCTCGGATTGCGCATCAGCATAGGCGTATGACTATGACCCGCGATCAAATCCACCTGGCCGCATTCTGGACGCTCTACTGGGTAGCGATTATTGCTGTCTGCGTGCTGGCTTACAGGGCGGTGACGTGAGCTACGTCAAGACAATCCTGATCGCGTTCGACCAGTTCGTCGGCGCGTTTATACCCGGCGCGTATGCGGATGAGACCATTTCGTCACGGGCCTACCGCGAAGGATGGGAGTCGCAGCGCGCGATTAACTGGCTGTTCAGCGACCCAAAGCACTGCGAGGAATCGTACTGGGCTGAAGTGCGCGGGCGGCAGAATTTCGGGGGTGGAAAATAATGGCTGTTTACAAGGTGTCCGACAAGGCGACTGGAGCAGAGGTATACCAGTACAGCGCGCCCGGCCCGATAGAGTGGTCAGGGATGGAGTTCGCTACGCACGATCACATTGAGGAAGTCCAGCAGGAGGTTGCCGCTACGGTCGTTTACGGTGGCAGACGCAACCTGCAAAAGCTGGAGTTTCGCCGCCTTTTCCCATCCGTGAAGCGCCCATTCGTGGACGAGTTCAACGCCACGTTCGAGACGCACCCGTATCTGACAGATGATCAGAAGCGAGCCATCCGCTCAGGGCTGGAGGATTACAAGGCGGCGTCAGAGGTCAATCTGGACGATCCTGACACCATTGCCATGCTGGATACCTATATGGCGCTCGGCATCATGACAGCAGAAGAAACAGAGGCGGTGAAACGTGGCTGATTACTACCTAGATCATGGGCTATACCCGGACTATGCGGCGGTGCCCACATGGGGCGCTGCTCAGGATGGAGACGGAACTGCGACGGGTCTTGCAACACCGTCTACCGCTGAGGTGGTATTTACCGGCGTGCCGTCCAGCGGGACAATTTACGTCATGGGCGTGGTGGTCAGTCCAACATGGGCGACAGACGCGAACACCTGTGCGAATAACCTTGCAACATCTATCAACGCACTCGCTACTGTTGCCGTCAGCCCATCCAGTTTCGGGACAAAATCACAGGTGCGCAATCACCTGTACGCGCGCGGCCCTGCTAACGGTGCGCCTGCCGGAACCTGCCAGGTTATGACGCGCCAGGCCGCTGCTGCGCATGCAGGGCTGGTTGCATTCACGCACACGTTAAACAACGTAAGCAGTGCCGGAACGATAAATTTTGTTGGCGGAACAGGTGGCGCGTGGGGGTATCTGTTCAACGTCGGGACGATGTGGCCTTCAGCCATCGCCATTGGCGGTTATGGCGCGTGGTGCGCGGCGCAGCCGTTCGCCGGGCTTATCTCTCCAGGCTCACGGGTATACATCCGCGCGAACAAAACAATTACCGCAACAGCAGCTGCATATACGCTAAATCCACCAACCAGCATCAGTTCTGTAGCGTTGCCAACATATTTCATTATTGACGATTCGACTATATGGGCAGACGGGGTTGATCCGGTATTACTGATAAATTGGCCAGCTACGGCGTCACAATCATTCATCATAAATTTATCCTCACATCTTGCGACAAGAGTGGTAGGTAAAAAATACAGCAGCGGAACCTACAGCCTACAATTTAAATGCACGACTGCATCCGTAACTTCTGCATCGTATTTTTCGATCTCTCTAGGTCACAATAGCTGTTTGAGCGGCACGTTGCTTGCATCGCACGTCCTGAATACTGGGTTCTATTCCACCATATCAATAACCGCAAACGCATCAACAGGTACGGGTCAGACCGTGGCTGATATTGGGATAGTAACAAGCAGTTATGCGTATCCACTCCTGAATGCAGACTCATATTCATCCCGAACATTCAGAAATATAGAGATCGACAATTCAGGAGCAGTGTCTCCACACTCAGGCTTAATAAGCGCATACAGCGGGTCAGCTGGAGAGATCGAAATAAGCGGCATTAAAGCGACCGGATTTCTTGCCGGGTCTAAATTGTTTGTGGCTACAACAGGTATTGGCGCGTCAAACATTCTGGTAACTGATGCCGATCTTGGAAATATCACCAATCTAGGACCATTCGCCTGTACCTACACGAATACGTCCTTCTCCACATTGCTTCGCTCTGCCGCCGTGTTCTCGCAGTTGGCCAGCAGGATGTTTTCAATTGAATCCATCCGTGGCAGAACCGACTGGACGCCTGGCCTGGGATTCCCGGTCCTTGCCGCGACACTGCTGGATGGGATCGAAAAATGGTCTATGCGCATGTTGTCCAGTATTGTGCCTGGGCAATGCACCGACGGCAGACCGCACAAATCGCCGAGGCTGTCTAAAATAAACTCGCTCGCAAACGGCGCGCGGGCAATAACACTGGAGTATGTCCTGAATGACGCGGTTACAGCGTTTAACGCTGGGAATCTGTGGGCAACCCTGTCCTATATCGATACCTCTGGAAATCCAGTCTATTTGACAACGCATGCCCCTGTTACAGCCTCAGCGCTGACCGCCTCCACCAATACCGGATGGTCAACGTGGAACGGGACAAAAGTGACATTCGTCGATGGCGGCACAATCAATTTCGACCGCTATAAATTTACATTCTCGACGCCAGCCGGTAAGGACATGGCCTCTGGTTGCGAGGTGGTTGCAAATGTATACATAGGCTCCAGCGTAGCCAATGTGCAGCAGGTTATTTTCATCGACCCGGACGTGAGCATCGTTTGATGAACACAATTCTTGCGCCACTTTTCGCGTTTCATGCGGCCACTATTTCCCCGCCGCTAACGCGCGGTCCGATGAGTGTAGGAAGCGCCGTGTTGTCATTGGGACGCCTGCCAACAGACAGCATAGGAAACGCAACGCGCACATTCGAAGGCGTCAACGCCGGAAGCGAAATCCGTGTATTCCTCCCGGATGGTACAGAGGCCGCCGGGGTGGAAAGTTGTGTGGCCGATCAGGTGCTGATATGGGGTGCCTATTCGCCAGGCAGTGCGAATAACACCGTCAGGATCGTGATCGTCAACGAACTCTATGGGACGAAAGAATTCAATTACCTGGCGAGCGTGGGAACAGGTTCTATCCCTATCCAGCAAGAGCCGGACAAGTGGTTCAACAACCCGGCATAAAGGACAAAAGCAATGGCAAAAATTATCGACTTAGACCTTCTCACCTACATCGTCAACGGCACGCCCACGACAGAAATATTGCGCTTTGACACGACAGCCCAGACCATCGAGCTGGTAGAGGGCGGGGCGTTCACCTTCAGCGATGGCGTTACCGGACAGTGCCTGTTTTCCAGGATCAAGACGGTGATCAGGGCCAGCCCACTGCTGACATCTGTCCCGCTGCCAGTCAAGGAGATGATTCACGATGAATCGATGGAGCTGCTGGCGGGCTGGACGTTCAAAAACACCAACACCCTGAAATCAATCAGGGACTGCGGCGTGGCCTATGTCAACGCGGCAGGCGTCATCACCGCAGAGTTCGCCTGCTTCGTCTCGCTTGGAGAATTACCGGCAGCGGCAGACATCGCAACGGCGATCTATTACACCCAGTCCAGCGCGACCGACGCGAGCACGGCAACCTTCACGCACGTCAACACCGGCACTACATTCGGCGTCAACGAGCTGGTGCAGATTTATTCCGACACCAACGGCGACGGCACGCCGGATTATGATTACCGCGCATACTCAAAACTGTTCCTGCGCCCGGGCGGTTACACGTTTGACGAATCGAGCAACGCGGACATCGGCTACCCGGTACTGACCTACAAAAAATACAATTACCCGCTCACCTCGGTAGTCGATGCTGGCGTGACCGAAACAGATGCAACCGTCTCGGCGTACACCGGCATGGCGATCCAGTGGTATGCCACCGCTCAGCCGTACTCGCTCGGCACCAATGGCCCCTACAACTACCACGTCAACATTACGGCAAACGGCAAGACGCACGCACAGGTTTACTCATGGGTGCAGTGGCGGCTGCGCCAGGCAACGGATATTGATGCCGGGGCCAGCGTGCGCAACGGTAACGTGAGCGCAGCCCTGACCTTCATGGACGGCGCGGTACTCAAGACCATCTACCAGACAGGTGTGGGCGGCGTGCATATATCCGGCGTTGCTGCATCCAGCTACAACTACGTCAACGAGCGCGACGACCTCAACCTGCTCAGAGCCTATCCGCTGTCGGTGTCGGTGGTGTGCGAGTTTGACGGCTACCTGATTGGCGACGCCAGTTCATATTTCTGGATTTTCCGAACATCGGATTACGGCACGCCAGGCGCAACCCCGCTGCTCGACTCGCTCGGTGTGCAAATGAAAGGCGCGGCCACTGCAAACACCAGTTTCAGCTACGTCCATACGGTTGATGTCCCGGTAACCGCCATCGCGCTTGGCGAAGATGGCGCAAAGATTGCAGTGGCGACCGGAACAATCGAGCCAAGCGGGGTAAAACTGGTGTTTGTTGCAGGGCTTGAGCGTTGGTATAGCAACCCGGTTTAAGCATGGCCTACACATTTGACGGTCAAAACAAGCTGATCATCCTGCCATCCGGAATGGTGACGCTGGATTTGATCGACTTGCACAGCCGCTGGAAGGATTGGGTGCTGGCCGGTAACGCATCCTGCCTGCCAGCATTCGGCACCGTAGGCGGAGATATAGCGGAGATACCGCTGTACCTGTTTATCCGCAATGGATGGGTCGTTATCCCGCAATCCGCAGACCACACGCTGAGCGTGACAAACGGGATTTTTGTGCGCGAAGGCGGCGGCGACCCGTTCGGTGACCCAGTAGGCACGTACAAGATCCGGATTAACCGGCAGATACCCGGCATTGCAATTGGATACAGCACATCAGGCGTGCCAGCACCGACCGCTGCGGAAGTTGCTGCGGCTGTGTGGGTAAAACAGGTGGAAGGGGTTTACACAGCCGAGCAGATCATGCGCCTGATGTCATCAGTGCTGGCAGGTAAAGTATCCGGTGCGGGTACAGGCACAGAAGTATTCAGAGATATGAATGATCTGACAGATCGCGCTGTAGTTACTGTAGATAGCTTTGGAAATAGAACTGGGGTTGTGACTAATGTTAGCTAGTTTTGCAGCCAAGACATTCGCAGCGTGGACGTTCCGGTTGATATGGGGCGTTGCAGGAGTTATTCCTACAGGTTGGATCAGACGCCCAGTAGAGTTTTATGTGCGTGATATTCAGACAGACGTTATAATAACGAAAGCTGAAACAGACAGGGCGGTACTGCTATGACTGAAGTGGTGATAATAGAAAAGGTCGTAGCCAACGGCGTATTCTCCACTGAGGTGCAGATCGCCACAGTGGAGACTCCATCAAGTCCAACCATTGCAGTGTTGGAAGAAGCAGAGATTGTGGTAGTTGATGGCGCAGAATCATCTGTAGTGATAGCGCCAGAAGACAGCCTGCACGTGCTATCAGTTGGTGAACAGGGTCCACAAGGAATAACCTCAGCAGTTGTTGGGGCACCAACCAGCCCATCAGACTACGGAACCCCAGGGGAGGTGCGCGTAGCAATGGGGTATTTATACGTATGCGTTGCGGTTAATTCGTGGCAGCGATGCCAATTGGCGACTTTCTAAGGGGTAAGGGTTTCGTTATGAAGTTATCGCTCCGTCGTAAATGGTTCACAGGGAAATCAACTACAGGGATTCTGTACGTCGATGGAGCATTCTTCTGCTACACGTTGGAGGATGTAGTTCGCCCAGCAGGCGAGAAGGTGTACGGAAAAACAGCTATCCCGTGGGGCACGTATCCGCTGGTTGTAACTTTCTCTGATCGCTTTCAAAAACCGTTACCCCTACTGATCGGCGTACCCAACTTCGTTGGGGTAAGAATTCATTCAGGAAATGTGGCTGAAAATACCGAAGGCTGCATTTTGCTTGGTATGACGCACAGTACGGATTTTGTCGGTAATTCCAGACTTGCTCTGGCAAAATTTATGGATGCACTTGACGACGCGTATGACGTTCATGACCCTATCACCATTGAGATCATTGCAGAGGCGACTGAACTATGACATCATTCCTGTACAAATTAAAACGCGCGCATAAGTCGCTTACTATCTGGCTTAACGGTGTCGCAGGTGCACTCATAACTGGGCTACCAATGCTACAGGATAGCCTTCCAGCACTGAGCCAGTATGTCCCTGACCAAGCTTTCAAGTATGCTATGGGACTGGTGATTGTGATGAACATCATGTTGCGTTTCAAAACCACGACATCGCTTGGGGATAAGTGATGTTTACGCCGCAAATCATAATCGCCGCCATGCTGGCTGTAGCTACATCGCTCTGCATGGGCTTCTATACCGGCCAGAACTGGGCCAATACCAAGTACGAAGCGCAGCGTGCGAAAGAGCAGGCTGCGTATCGCAAGGCGCTTGATACGCAAATCAAGCGGGGTAACGAGCTTTCTGACAAGCTGGCGAAAGCCGAGGCTCGCATCACCGTAAAAACCGTGGAGGTAATCAAATATGTTCCCACCGTCACCACAGGCACTACTCCTTGTCTTAGTCCTGCCGCTGTCAGCCTGCTGCAGCCCGGCAGCGCTCAGGGCATCCGTCCCCCCGCCAGCGAACCTGCTACAGAAGGTGCCGGAGCACTTGCCGCCTCTGATCGGGACGTTGCCTACTGGATCGCCGAAGCCAACCAGCTCTATGACACCTGCGCATTGAGGCTGAATACGCTGGTTTTGTGGCATGCGGCTGAATAATTTCAACTCACGTTAGGGGCGTATCGTGGCTGCCAGTAACTATCTGAAAAATAAACTCGTAGATCATATTTTTCGCGCTAAGGAATTTATAGCGCCTGATGTAATGTATGTCGGGTTGCTGAGGTCGTTGCCTTACGATGGGCAAGTCGAGGTTGAGTTATGCGGTCATTCTTACGCGCGTGTACCTGTTGTATCTAGTATGGATGCGTGGTCTGGAACTCAAGATAGAGGGAGCGCTTCCCAAAGCACAGGGGACTCAGGTGCTACAAGCAACAACCTGCCGATCAGATTCCCAGTTCCGACAGCAGATTGGGGTGAGGTTAGAGGCTTCGCGCTATATGATTCACAGGTTGGAGGAAATATGATCATTTTTGGTGAGCTTACAACTTCAAAATTTATCAGTTTTGGGGAGCACCCCCCGGTGTTTGTACCAGGTGCGTTGATGTACCAATTAAAATCTTAATAGGGGAAACACCATGGCTGCAATGAGTGACGTACTTGAAAACAAATTGATCGACTGGTTTTTTCGCGGACAAGCTATTGGACTTACTGGAGCATCAGCTGCCGCAGGGTCGGGCCCAACGTCCTTATACGTTGCACTTTATACTGTAAACCCCACCGACACGGCGGGTGGAACCGAGGTTACAGGCGGCAGTTATGCGCGGGTGGCAATCACTAGCTCTCTAGCTAATTGGTCAGGCACACAGTCCGCAGCGTCAACAACTGTTTCGACAGGCACGACTGGCACCACGAGCAACAACGCTGCGATTACATTCCCTGCGCCTACGGCAAACTGGGGAGTAGTTACAGGCTTTGCTATTTTTGATGCGGTTACGGGCGGTAATATGCTGGTATGGGGCGCTTTGACAACCAGCAAAACTGTAAATAATGGGGACGCAGCTCCGAGTTTTGCAGCCGCTGCGCTCAGCTTCCAGATAGACAACTAAATCTCAACGCCACGAGATTACTCTCGTGGCGACACCCATCTTTCAGTAGGAGCCACCTTTGGCCCAGCCATCATTTGTAGCTGCCGGAGCATTTACGGCGGGCACAGGTGCGCTATCTGTTCCTTGGCCAGCAGGGTATCAGGATGGTGATTACGCCCTACTGGCTATAAATCACGCCAGTTTTAATGGAGATGCCGTATCCGGCTGGACATTTCACAACGCGGCTTCAAATGTAGTTACGCCAGACGTAGCTGGCGCAGTAACGCTGCGATTATTTGGAAAAGACGTTGCTGGTACGCAAAGTAACGTAGCTGTCTCAGATGCTGGTAGCTATACCACGGCACAGATTTTTGTTTTCAGAGATGCAGCTGGTCCAGCGGTTTGGTATGAGGACTCAGGCTCGCATGTCCTTGAGCCTGCCACAGACTACATAGAAACAACCGCCGTCGCTACGGCGGGGGACCCCTTTCCTGCCGGGTCACTCGTCGCAAGCTTTATAGGTCTGGATAAAGATGCGACACAGACCAACACAATTACAGGCACGCTTGTAAGCAATTTTGGCCAGCAAGTTAACCTTGTTAAGCGTGCGGACAGCTCAACGTCACTGGGTGCTGGCGGCGGAATAGCGCTAATAACCGGGGAGCTTTCAAGTGCCCTCACTGATACCGGACCAGTATTATCCACTGCGGACAGTTCAACTAATCGCGCCTATGTCACTATTGTTTTACGAACACTATCGCCTGATATTTTCGCAACAGTAACTGCCAGTTCTAGCACTGCGGCGATCCTCTCAACGGCTATACGATTCGCGGCGACACCTGCTTCATTTGCAAGTGTCTCAGCGTTTATCGAGGAACGCTTTCCAGACGCCAGTTGGGGAGTGGTCGCTGTAGCCACGGCTAGCGCAGACTTAACAACTGATCCATTTCTATGGCTTGCATCCATAAGCTCGGAAGCTAGCGCAATTGCATTGAGACTCTCAGCTTCCGAGGTCGTTCTTTCAGACGTTGTTCCGGCAGGCTGGTTTTACGGAGCTGAGTCTGTAATCGCTGGGCAGCGGCGTCTTTACGCAGACACACTTGGTAGCACGACCGTGTTGTGCGGATACACGGTCGTTAATAATTACCCGTCAACTGAAATGGCGCTGCAGACATCAGCGCTGGTCTTTAATTCAGATTCTGGTCAGTATGCGGTGATGCAACTTGCCGCTGGATATTGGGGAAATGTCCGCGCAGTAAATGATTCGCTTTATGTCCTTGTTCGTGGCGGTAGTCTAAACGTAACGCAGGTGCATGGCTATCGAGCCAATAATAGCGACGCTGTTTACTTTCAAGCAGGTAATTTTCATACGCTCACGTTACCGTTCGCTGCCAAATGGAGCGACTTAGCTTACGGCTCAAACATATATGTTGCGGTTGCTCCATACATATCAGGTGTAGCTACAAATCAGTACGCAACCTCCATTGACAGAATAAACTGGACAATCAGAACCCTCCCTGTAAGTGGGATTTCACAGTGCTGCTTTGTTGGAAACAGATTCGTAATTAACGGATACACCTCGACAGACGGAATATCGTGGAGCACTGGCAGGTCATTTCTTGGAAATATGCGCCTATCAGGTGGAGTTCTGTTTTCTGACGAAGACACAGCTGCCCATCGCACTCTTGATGGAATAACATGGTATCCAAACACATCTGGCGTGGAAACGTGTAACGTAGCCTACGTGCCTACGCAACATGGTGGAGTGCATGTGCTGCACCCACTGGTGCCTCTGTTTAGTTACTCAAACCTACGAGTGTCAAATGACAATGGTGCTACGTGGGTAAGTCCACCAAATGAATTGTTGCGGGACATAACTGCTGGTGGCGGTGCGGTATATCCAGCAAAAAATTCAGTACGTATTGCAGGCTACTTAGTAAGCACGTTATCGCTGTATATTGGCGGTACGTGGGTTAACTACTTACAAGATACATGGAGTATGCCAATTGACTACACGGTCAATGGTGGCTCATGGTGTAACAGCAGGTCAAGTACGTCGCTAAACCCTTTGCAACAACCCGCCGTCGTCCTACAAGCCTCTGTTGCATGCTCATCTGACCTTAGAGTTGAGACGCTACTATATGCGCGTCCAGGGCTGGAATGGGGTGTACGTTTCGGGGAGACATGGGCACCGAAGGCTATTAGTGGGAATCTTGCCGTAACACGTAACGCTTTACTCATTGGTGGTGTTGGTTCAACCGTATACGCTCATTCACCCGATGTAAATACGCTTGTTTCTGGGGCGTATACAGCGCCTACAGTAATAGACAATGAGTGGTTTGGCTACTGTTCCCAGTTATTCATAGGTCATAGTGGGCCAGTTATTTCATACTCACTTGATGGAAAAACGTGGGTGGCTACGTATACACATAGCGCAGACGTATACGTAATTAAATATTTAAACGGTGAATATTACGCCATCTCGTTTGACAGTACCGCAGCAGCGAAGTCGCCTGACGGGATAACTTGGACGCCGTTTACTGGTCCGGCAGTATGGTACACGAGTTTGTTTTTTTCAAAAGGGGCGTATTACTGGTGTAAGTACGTTGCGTATTATAATCGTTTTGATTATTACAGATGCCCAGTCTCTACGTTCCCTTCCGGTGGAAGTATTTTCTATTGGACAAACATACCAATAGACAATGTGCTGGAAACCGTTTCAGGGGAAGTGGTGTGCTTTGACTTGGCGAGACTTCATAGTAGCGACGGTTTTCTCACATCAACGCTGAGTAGTGTTGCCCCCCACCTTTACGACGTAAAGCTGATACGGGGCGAGTCTCCAACCGACGGCTTCTTGGGTCTACGCACTACCGGTGGGATGGTATATAAATCAGACGACGCTACTAACTGGGAGGACACAGGGTTAATTTCGCCTTACGGCGTTGTTGCAGTTAATGACGGGTGGATGGCTAACAGCGGACTTCGTTTTTTTACGAGCCAAGGCACTGGAACGCGCGTTACGACATTCGCTTTTGGGCGTGGATCAAAGGCTCTAGCAAGGTTAACCGACGCTATTGACGGCGTGGCAGTACGGGTAACTGACGAGGCGAGTACATTAGCCACGCTTACTGTTTTGGGGGCGAGGCTTGTTGGGGCTGTGAGTGGGGTTTCTGCTACTAGCTCTGGGCTGAGCACTGAAATACTTGTCGGCGCATCCATCACAGCATCGGCAACTACATCGGGTACGCTGGGCGTCTCTTTTTCTATCCAGTTGCAGGCTGTGTCCAGCGCCTCAGCTGCCATGTCTACGGCTATACGGTTGGTAGCACAAACTTCATGCACCTCTTTGTCAGTTTTACGAACAACCACACTACTACTGGCCCCATCAAAAGCATATGGTTACTCATGGTCTCAGATGTCATTGACTACGCAGATCAGGTTATATGGAGCTTTCTCAGCGCTCGCTAATGCCCGGGCTAAGCTCTCTACCATGCAGTCAGTTGATGGGGCGGTACATTCCTCTGCGGTTGCGATTGGCTTTTTACAAACTAGCACGCCTTTGCCTACTGCCGCTGCAGGTGGTTTTGCGATCACTACAGCTGACATGCTATGCGGGATTACGCTTGGCGGAAGCTCAATTGTCGCAGCATCTGCCAGAGCCCCTACCATAATGGTGCCTAAACCGCTAGAGGCTAATTGCGTTAGCCAGTCTACTTTGAGCGCGCTGAATTTGTACTTTCCAAAAGTAATGCTGGCCACTTCATTTGCTCAATCTGCCGTTGTAGGCGTGCTCACTCACTGGGCAGCGCTTTCATCGCAGGTCAACGCCAGTACCAGTGTCAGAGGGTCGGTACTTACAGGGATACCTATTTTAGCAGAATGTTTTGCGAGGTCGAGCCCCACAGCTGAACTCACAGCCCGAGCGAGATTTTATGCTAGACCAAGCGCGGTTAGTTATCTCAATGGTGAAATTACATCAGGCATACATGTTAGGGGGTTAACCCTTGCCGAGTGCAGCTTTACTGGGGCGCTTTATGTTCCAGCTGAACATTCAAGTGCGCAGTTGACAATAGCTCAGCGCAAACCGACTGTAGTTCTACATAGGTAAGATGGGCTTGACTATGACAAAATCTGATATACTATGTGGAACACTCTGTAAGGTTGCCACAGATGCAGGCGAGTTCAACTAAAAATATCCAGCGTTTCAGGGGTCTGAATACTGTAGCTGACCCGATGCGCGGAACTGCGCCTGGAACAAAAAATCATGAATCGTGGGAGTGGCAATCCATTGCGGATAACGTGGATTGTACGGATTCCGAGGGAATTCAACTTCGTGAGGGTTACACCGCGTTCGTCACAGGTTCTGGGGTAACAGGCTCCTATTCCACGTTTGACTATTCCAGACTGTACATCATCGAATCAGGCACGCTAAAACGGGTTAACCATGACGGAACTACACTCACACTGCAAACTGCACTTTCGGGGGATGCTTTCTGGTCTGAGGTTAATGATGTTGTCTACCTGTCCTGTGGAACAAGCAAGCTTGAAATCCACGCTGACGGACGTGTCAGCAAGTGGGGTGTCCCAACACCAGCCCAACCGTCCGTCAGCGCCGCTAATGGATCGCTCTTTGCCGGAGTCGTGCAAGTAGCGCTGACGTATAGCGACGAATACGGACGTGAAGGTGGTGCTAGTAATAGCGTCATAGCCATAGTTGTGGAAAACGGGGGCGTTACGGTAAGTAACATCCCCCAATTGACGGGTTATACGGTTAACCTGTACTGCACCGAACCTGGTGGCGCGGTATTCTACCGCTGCGCTGGTCTTACCTCGCAGACATCCTTCACTGTTACACACCCACCAACAGGTTCTGAACTGACCACCCAGTTCTTGGACGAAGTGCCAGCAGACGCGAAATACGTTGCCCTATTTGGTGCCAGCCTATACGCCGCAGAGTACATTCCGGAGATTGACCAGACGGTTATCTGGATCAGCGAAGGGCTTGGGTATCACCTGTTTAACTTGAACTCCAACTACTTCATCATTCCGGGTGAGGTCACGCAGATGTACGGGGCCGAAGTCGAGCTGGCTATTACTACTCAAAACCGCGCATTTGTGTACAGCGAAGACAAGCTCAGACAGGTCGCCGAGTACGGCGCAGTTCCAGGGCAGCATGCCGAGCTTGGGGCGGATGGAAAAATCTACTTCTGGACAAAGCGAGGTCTGTGCCGAGTTTCACCTTTCGAGAATTTAACGGAGTCAAGAGTGAGTGTAGCACCCGGATTTTATGCAGGTGGCGGAATCATAGAGCGCGGCGGGTTCAAGAAGTACGTCGCAATAATCCATAGCGGTGGCACCGCGTTTAACATGAGGTAATTATCATGACAGTACGGTTATCAACAGGTCTTCGTAACAAAATGCTGGACGGAGGGGTTGGTGGAGGCTTTAAGGGTGCTCTAGCCCTTGGCTTCATCAAAATTTATTCTGGTCCGCAACCGCTAACAGCTGATACCGGGGCTACAGGTACTCTTTTAGGTACAGTGTCTGTCGACGCAGGTGGCACAGGACTGACGTTCGATGCTGCTGTAGCGGGTGTATCAGTAAAGGCCGCTGTGGAAAATTGGAAGTTTACAGGCGCAGCCAGTGGAACAGCTGGGTGGTTCCGCTTTCACGCAGTTGGCGATGTGCCTACCGACACATCAAGTACAGCTGCACGCCTTGACGGCTCAATCGCTACGTCTGGTGCAGATATGAATCTGAGCAATATTAGCGTGGTTATTGGTTCTCCAAATACAGTTGACGTATTCCAGTTCACGTTGCCAGCGGCGTAGATTTAGAGGCCCGCCACGGTGTTTGTTCACAAGATAATCAGCTCCGTGGCGGCGGCTGCGTTTCTCCCCATCGCAAAATCAAAACTCAGACAGCTCGCACGTAACAAGTACGCAGTTATAGGTCACATGATCTTAGGCAGCGTGCTCTTAAAGTACAGGCACGATCCACAGGCGGGTCAACAGTTTATACATTTGTCAGGCGGTGACGGAAAAACCTACGAGTTCTTTACGTCTGACCTGGTGGTATATCCGGCAGGCGGGTATAGTCCGG